GTTCGGCATGCCATTGCGCCTGCGTCTTCGGGGTGATGAAGCCGGCGAAGTAGTTGGGCTTTTTCTGCTCCTGCCCTTTGTAGTTCGTGCTCGGTGACCAAAGGTGTCGCATGTCCACGATGCGAACATTAAACAGGGTGAAAGGTTCGTACTGTCTGTTAGCCATTTTCAGTTGCTCACTTTTTCAATTTGCCGGGTCCGCCGGCAGCGGTTTACAGAACCTTAGGGTAGCCAATTTCCGCGGATTTCTCGTTGAATACTTCTGTCGCGGCATCGGCGATCATGAACCCGTTCGCTTGCGCAAGCAAGTCTAAGTACACAAATATATCGCCAAGTTCCTTGCGAAGTTTGTTGCGCAATTCTTCTGGCGTTTCTTTGTTACCTTTAACGCCGTCGCGAACACGATTGAGTTTCTTCGCAATGTTGGCAGCTTCGCCCAATTCGCCAAGCACGGCGACGAACCAATCTGACGTACTCCATTCGTTTAGCTTGTGATTGAAGCCCGACGGGCTCTCGCAACGTTCGCGGTTTGCTTCGCTGAAATTTTCAAAGGTCAAAGTCGCTCTCTGTGGGAGTCCTTTGCAGCTATGCGGCGTTCCTGCCCATAGCTGCTCTCCACACTCGGCGCACCCACCCAAAGCGTCCATGTAATCTGTCATGTTCAGTACGACGCTTTGAGCGTCCCTTCTGGTTTATGCGCGCCAACAGCGGCGTACATCTTGCCGCTCGCGCCGAGCTTTTCGGCCTGGGCCGGCGAGACTGGCTTAACACCTTTGGCGCCGTATTGCGTATAGAGATGTAGTGCGGCCTGGGTGTCGTCGTTCCAGCTTCGAAAACTTCGGCTCGTCTTCAGTGAAGCGCCTTGCGCTTGGTGCCCGAGTTTGAGCTTGACGGTCAAGGCTTCCTCGTAAACTGGCTTGACGTCGCCCAGCGCGCGAATAAGCCGCAGCAGCCGCACAAGCTCGTCAGCCGTCAGATCTTCGATACGGCGCGTCATCGCGCCCATGACGAAGCCGGCATCGGTCGACATGGCCGGACAGACCTGAAAAGCCTTGCACCATCTGCACCACGGGCCTGGCTTCGGCGCGCTGCGATCGGCGATGGCGCGAAGCACGCGAATTTTGTGCGCTTCGACTTCCGATCGGTGGTGTACCCATTGCTTCCACGGGTCTTCATCCAAGCCATTCGGCTGATAGATCACGAAGCGCCACCACTCTGAAGACAGCGACGAAAGCAGACATGCCGCGTACGTCATAAGCTGCAAGTTGTGTTTCGCTGGCACGTCCCATTTGCCAAACTTACCGTCAATGATTGTCGTGATACGCCGAGTGGGGTTCATGAGGTCGATAGTTCCGCCGCAGTCGTCAGTCAATTTTACCCGCAGCTCGCGTTCCAAGATTGGGTAGTCATCGTCGTATTCAAGCTGCGCTAGGAAGGCCTCAACCTCTGGGCTGCCGCCGGCTTCCATCACGACATGCTGCGCTGTACCGGCGTCGGCCGCTGCGACCGTCTCGGCTTTCTTCGGCGCATCGGGCACGGCGTTCAGCGCCGACCAGGGGCACTCAATCCACGTTGCGGTTGACGATGCGTTGAAAACGTCGTGGCTCATAGTGGCTCCCTGTGCTCGCATCGAACAAGCTTCTAGCACACACTTCGATTTTCGGCTCTGCGTCCAGGTCCTTCATCGGACACGCCTACTGACTTCGCATGTGATCGGTTTTAGCCTTATAAACTAACAGGGAAAACTTCAACCGTTCGGCTTACTCCGACGCAGTCCGTCCGTGCCATGATCGCGTGCATAGCAGGCCTGTTCGTAGCCCGGCGCGCATGCCACCAATGGTGCTACCTGCGTCTGGCAGTAATTTATGGCTTCGATCTGCCGGGGCGTGATCGGTCCCTGGATAACCAGGGTCAAAAGAATGGAACAAAAAGCTGCGTCCACGGTAGTTCCTCCTGTTAAAATTCGGGGGTTGGTAGAGGTTCGATACCAACCCCCACGACATCGTCGAACCGACGCCGTTTAACTTACGCCCATCAGCTTGGCGATACCCTCCAGCGCCGGCATCGTCAGCTTGGGCAGAAAATGGCTCTTGATCTGGTCCATTGTGGCCGCCGATGCGTCGTGGCCGTTCTTCGCCAGCTCGCCGCGGAACCATGCCAGTGCCGGCTCAAGCGGCGACCCTGCGGCCAACGTGGCGTCCAGTTTCGCCGCGATCTTGCCAACCGTAGCCGTGACTTCGGGCGCCGGGCCTGCGGCCTGCGAAACTTGCCAAGCCGGTTGAGAATTGGAAGTGCTGGTGTTCGGCGGATTGAACTGCGTCGTTGGTACTTGCATCGGCGCCGGCACGTTCACGGCTGCCGCGCCATGCGGGGGCGTGTCGTCGTCGCCCTTGTCTTTCGGGCCGCGCTTGCCTTTCAGCTCGGCAACGAAGACCTTGACTTCCTCAATGCTGTCAAATTCAAGTTTCATGTCTGTTTCCTGGGTTTGAGATGTTTTGTCTTACACTAAATCCGTACAGTGTCAACTACTATTCTTTGTAGTCCGAAAGATTGAGAGGAACTAGAACCCGTTCGAAAAATTTTATCGTGCCCCACTCAGGGCACAAACGCTCCGACAGCTCTTTGCTTCTATTGCACTGTGGGTGCCCGTATCCTTCGCCATAGAAAACTAGCCCTTTTTCAGGGTGGACCACCCACCAGCTATCCAGGTACTGATGCAGGTATGGGCTCCTACTGTGGATGGTTGCATCGTTTTCAGCGACGAAATGGTACATGGCAGAACCAACAACGTACTTTTTCATCGTTCGTGCATCCTTCCTTCGGTGTCAATAATCCCGTGCGCCACGTACCGGCCGTTCTGTGACCGCTTCAGGAACACGTTAGCGGGCGATGGCAGGTTCTGATAGGGCCAGTACGCCGTTGTGAACTTCGTTGTGAGCAGCCAGCCGTCGCCGCTCTTGACCGGTGGTGACACGATCTGCTGCCAGGGCTCATTCTCCAGTATCTTACGTATACTCACAGCCTCGTTTGCGCCACCGCGGGTTTTCAAATCCTTGCCGGCGCTCGTCACAATCGTGTTATCGTACTGACAAAAGGGGCAGATCGGATGCAGGAACGCGGCGTAAGTTTCCTGGCATGCTGCGCACTGCTTGATGTCGGATTGCTGCTGGCCACAATGCGGGCACCGCATGCCGTGAAAATGCGGGTCGAATCGTTCGCCACAGGCCTTGCACTTCGGGGCGCTGTGGTGAATTTCCGCGCACTTCGGACACGTCTTGCCGTGCTCCCAAGTCTCCCATTCGCCAGGGCAGATTTCGCCGTCGCAAGTCAGCATGCGGCCCGGCGCTGCCATCACGGCGTCCAAGGCGCCATGCCTGGCGATATTGCCACCGAAGTCCGAGACGAGACAGTTCTGCGCTAGCGGAGTGATCCGCGCGCCGCGACCCAGCCCCTGAGCGTAGTAAACGGCCGATTTAGTGGCCCTCCCAAAAATTAGGTAGTCAATGCCCGGCACGTCGAAGCCCGTGCTGAACATGTTGCAGGAAACCAGGATGCCGTTTTCGCACTGCTCAAACCATTCGGTAGCCTTGTCGCGCTTGCCGTCGATGGATTTCGAGTGGACCCCTGCAACGGGGGCGCCTAGCCGCCTGTACTCTGCTTCTATTTTGTCCACGTGCGCGATGTTGCAGCAGAAGAACAGCGCTTTTCGGCGGTTAAATTTCTGCATTACGTCCAGAGATGTTTTGACGTGGCTGGGTGCGAGCTTGATCGCCCGCGGCGCCATTTCGTCAAGATCGTAATCGCCGGCTATGGTGCTCAACCCCTCAACGCTGATTGTCTCGTCTTCACCAGCGTCGACGGGGACTAGCGGCTTGACATAACCATCACGTAAAGCGTCAAGAAAAGTATAGCGAAATACAATCGGGCCGAAAGTTTTGGCAAGATCACCGGTGCCGTCGGCTCGGAAAGGAGTACCTGTAAGTCCGTGGATTTTTGCATGACTCAGCTTCTCAAATAGCTTGCGGTACTGCGAAGACTTGGCTGGCGGGACCATGTGAACTTCGTCAACCAGGATCGCAACCACGTCTCGGAATAGGTGCACGCGATTGATAATAGTTCCGATCGTCCCCACGGTTACGCGTGCGAATGCATTGGTCGATATCGAGGCGCTGCAGATGCCCGGACTCAAACCGATTTTACGCAGAGCCAGCGTATTGTGCTGCACCAACTTCTTGTTGTGCGCTACGACCAGCACCCGGCCGAATACGCTGTAATGCGCAGCCAGAATGCCGAGCATGAAACTCTTGCCGCCCGCAACCGACACTTCGGCCACGGAGAACTGGCCTTCGTACTGAATGAGGGCTGACGTTCCTTGAAGCTGGTGGTCGCGCGGTACGAAGGTCACGGTTTGCCTGTTCGCTTGAATCGACGACGCGACGCCCTCACGTCGTCAGCACGGCCCTTCCACATCTCGCATTCTTCGATTTCGTCTCGCAGTTCTGCGATCTCGGTTTCCGCGTCGGTCAGCGCCCGCAGGTCGTCCACGCAATCGAGGTAGAGTTGCGGCATGCCGGCTTCGATGCCCGCGTACCGCAGCCAGTCGAGAAAATCTTCGCGCGGCATCGTTGAGCTGAAGTGCTTTGTCTTGCGCCATGGCATCCAAGGTAGGGTCATAGGATGCACGCCACGAAAAAGAAACCGATGAACGCCAGCAGCAGCAACCACCGTTCGTCGAAGGTGACAGATCGCAGCGGTGGCGGCCCGAAGTCGTGGGAGAGCATGCGGCAGACCTCGGCGGTTGCGGCATGGCGGCGGTGTGCGTGCTGGCGGGGTGTCATGCCTTGCCCTCCCTTTGGTAGCGCGCCCAGCGCATGGCGCACTCGGCGCCGCGGTCGTAGGCTTGCTTACCTACTTCGGTTTGCGGCCCGAGACTGGCCGGCGGGCTGTAACTACTGTTATAGTTTTCGAAGCCCGAATCGAACTCACGGAAGTTGTGATACGGCGCATAAAGCGCCTTGAGCTGGTCCAGGGTCATGACGCGATCCTCCGTACGTTGATGGTTGTCGATGCGCCCCAGAGCGCCGAACGGCGCTTGCCGTCAACGTTCTGGAGCAGAACTCCGATCTTGCCGCGCGGCGTTTTCGCTCCTGCGGAGGTGTAGACCACGGTTTCGCCGGACCCGACGACGTCGCCCGGACGGAGGTATCGGGCGACGATTTTGGTGATTTGTTCGGTCATCGTTCAGTCCTCCGCTTGAAACAGGAAATGACCCACCAAGCCGCGACCGCTAAGAAGCGTCGCAAGGTTGTCATTCAGGGTAGACAGTTCCATTTTGGCGTACCGGTTGCCGGCGGCAAGACGCGCTTCGGTCGCCGCGATGTCGCGCCTGATTTCAGCAATTTTCTTGTCGACTCGCTTCTGACTGACCGCCATGTCACGCCGCCTTCGAAAAGAGCTGCACGCCAGCGGGCGGGTTGGCGTTCTGCCAAGCGAAGTGCAGTTCCTCGGCGAAGAACAGCGCGTACGCCTTGCCGGTCTTGCAGAGGCCGAAACGGCGGCGGGCTTCGGCGTGGGCGGTCTTCATGATCTGGGATTTCATCGGGTGCTCTCCAGCGGTTGTTGATGTACGTACGATAGCACGAGTTTCGAGATTGCCTAATCACTTTTTATTACAAATTGTTACAGTCGCAGCTCCAGACCCAATTCCTGCGCCCGGTCCCACACCCGCGCCATCAGTTCGCCGATCAGCATCATTTCCGCGCCGGGCTGCGGCATGCCCAGGTCTTGAAACTCCGTTGTACTGCCATCTGAGAAGCTGCACACGCCCCGCGGAATGATCTGGCCCCGCGGCGTGTTCACCACCATGCGCAGCTCGGGCCGCTCGCTGCGCACCAGCACAGCGGTGCATGCCACCATCGTCGCCAAGTCGCGCTGGATTAGCGCCACCGTCTCGGCGACGGGCGCAGGCTCCCAGGGCATGCGGTGCGGTACTAGGTTGTCAGTCACGTTCTTCAGGCATGAAAAGCGGAAACTCTGGCTTTGATTCAGTATCGACAATCCAGCCGCATACAGTGCAGCGCCGTGACGTCTCCGCCCTCGTCACTCCGATACCGTGCATGTCGATCACGCCGTCATCCATGAAAGAATGATCGTAACCAGCCTCGCGTAGCTTTCGCGCTATCTCATCGTATGCCGACTGCGACAGCTCAAGTTCGGCATACGTATGCGTAGAGGTCAGTTTTCCCACAGTTCACTCCTTTGTTTGGCCGCACACCGGGCAAGTGGTCCATTGCTGTGCAGTAGAACACCACGCACACGGAGGCTTTTCGATCGGTGCCGGTTTGCCGAGATACCAGCTCCGATCGATGTAATCGCGCTGGTTGCTGACTGGCGTGCATTTCGGATCGAAACCTAAGTCTCCCATGGCATCTTTTCCTTCTTTGGCGGCGGTGGTTGATGTGTCGCGCCGAGACGGCAGCGCACGCCGTCAAGCAAAGGTTTGCCGCAGGCGCAAACACCGTCCCACTCGCCGTTGATGGTCATTTGTCGCTGATCAGCAAACGCATATAAAACTTATGGTCGCTCGCTTCCGGCCATGTACGCCAGTATAGCGTACCTATTTTGTCTTTCGCGTAGGTGCGGAAAGCTTCGCGAGCCTCGTTTTCCGCGCCGAATCCTTCAAGTTTAACGTATGGTTCGCCTGTGGGCGCGTAGCCAGGTGCTTTCGGCGTAAACTGAACGACGTGGTACCCCTGTTCAAGTTCTTTGCGAAGCAGGTGCAAAATTACGCTCACTTCCTTCCCTCCCAAGTCATCCAAGGCATAAGCAGTTCGTGCTTGACGCCGTTCACTGGCGCAAAAACCGCCAGGAACGGGCACCCGCGCATTGTACGGAAATATCCGCTGTCAAGCAAGCTTTTCAAGACGGCGCGCTCAAACATTTTTGCCGCAGCGTCCTTGTTGATGACATATCCGGGGCGTTCGTCGATTCTGTCGCCAAGTTCTTCCACACTCTCAAAGGTGACGATGTTTCCGGCTCGGAGGCCATTCATCCCGCCGGCAACTGCGCCAGGCAGCATCGCGGCCAGTCGCATCACGGCATTTTGTTCTTGTTGTTCGGGCGGCAAGACAATCTCCCTCTTGAATACGTTCACAGTTGTGATTCGGCCTTTGCTGTCGGTGCCGTAGTTCTCCGACACGATCCGGCCAATGTAGCTTTTGGCCTTCGGGGCGCCGCGGGCCTTGCCGCAGTCGATCGAAACCTGATCGCCCTTGCCGGCGGTGACGCGGTAGACAAAACCTGACTGAGCCGACTTGGCGCCGTTGCCTTTCTGCCACGCGTCTTCATTGCCGAGTGGCAGATGGTCCGTGACGATCGTTGCTGCAGCGGTTCGCTTCGCAATCAGTTTGAGCACGAACATCGCCTTCAAAACCTTCTCGGTATCGTTGTCGGCGAAGCACAGCCCCGAGGCGCCCCAGGTGTCAACCACGATCAGATCGACACGCTTGCCCATGGCGGCCATAGCTTGGACTTGGCCTAGGCACTGCGATTCGAACGCCAGAGGCTCGGGCACGCCGCGGATCAAATGGAACCTATCAGCCAGTTCGCCGCCATTCGATTCGAGACGGAGTAAGTGTCTCACGCGTCGTTCTGTGCCGTAATCGTCTTCAGCCGCGACCCATAGTACGTGACTGTCCAGCCGCTCAACATCAGCCTCAAGCCAACTTCGTCCAGCGAGCAAAGAAACAGCCATGTCGCTAACGACAGTGGATTTTCCCGCTCCAGAGTGCCCAGTAACGAAATGTAGTTCTCCGCAGAGAACACGCTGATGGAGCAACCATGGTAACTCTGCACTGCTATCCTCCAGTGAGATTTCAAAACCAGTTCGTGCAGCAACCAGCGTCGGCGCCGTTTGCGCGTCGTGCAGGCCTTGCAACATTGTGCGCCTGTTCATGATCGCTTGCATGATCAGGTTGCCGCGCAGCACGGGCAAGTCGTCGTGGCGCGAGATTTCTTCGCCTAGAGTGCGACCTCCGAGGCCTTCGTCAAGCGAGTGGCCAGCGCCAGTGATCGCGTCTTCAATTTCCTGCCGGACACAGAGGCCGTTCAGCTCGGCGAATTTCAGCACGCCAACTAAGGAAAAGATCGTTGAGCCGCGCCCTTCGGTGCGCCCCGTTAGCTCTTGTTTAAGTAGCCCGAGGTATCGTTGAGCAGCGTCTCGTCCTGCTTGCCATTCGTCCTGCGTTCTTGGCACGGCTTCTTTGAGTTCGTCGAGACTGGCAGTCTCATGGTCTGCAGAGAAGCGCAGCGAGGTTCCTGCACGCAAGGGTACTTCACTAAGGACTGATTGAAGCTGAGCACTCGTAAGTCGCGGCCACTCGGCGTCCCAGTTTTCCCAGACATAATTTTCTCCTGTGTCCTTATGCGGACCGAAGGCGACGAACTGGCCGCCCATGAGCTGCAGCTTGTCGCCATCAGGAAACGTGAACGTGCGGCCGGTTACCGGAGTGTCGGTTAGGTAAAACGGAATGAGGAAACGAGGCTTCTTCCCCCAGCGTACCGGCACATCGTGCCCCAGCACGCCTCTAAATGCAGCAAGCAGTCGCATTGACGCGGATGCGTCGCCGCAATCAACATCAAAGGCGGTAAGCCCGCCATCGCCACAACGAAGACCGACGCCCCCGGCTCCAGGGTGTGGTATTGGACTTGTCCAGACGTTCCAGCCTTCGCCGATCGGTCGTTTCGATCCTCGGGCGATTGCGAGGGGGAACAGGCCTCTTTGCGTCGCTTCATGCCAAAACTCCTGAATTGAGGACGGAAACGGCATGTATGCCTTCGAAGGAATGCGGGGTGCCGTTTCTAACGCCGTAGCGGCTCGTCTCGCAAGCCGCTACCCGTGGTATTTTGTACTGATTCGCAAACTATGAAATGAGAGGCTTGTTCAACGAAGCGAGGTATTCCAAGATTGGTATCGCTTCGTATTTTTCCGTGTTGAGTGCCGCAACAGCTTTTGGGTTGAAAGTCTCTAAAACGACTTCCTTCGTAACTTTGTTGCGAATGACCCATGAAGCGGTTTTCACAGCTCAACCCTCCAGTTGTTCAAGCAAATCGGCAACCGCCTGTTCCTCGGTGTCGCCAGCGCCGTATGGGCTTTCCGGGCCGTCGTACGTGTCGGTATCGATCGCGGTCCATTCGTTGGCGTAGTGCTGTGTGGTGCGGATGTTCATCTTGCTCTCCAGCGGTTGTTCGATGTACGTACATAGCACACCTAGAAGGGGTGTCAAGCCCCCTCAGCAATAAAAATCAAAATATTTCGAAACGGCAGGGGCGTCGCTTCGCGGTCCCGCGTCTTGTGCTTGCCGCCGACCATCGCCCCAATGCCGATACGCCTGGCTTTCTCGTATCCATAGCGTTCCAGCGCGACAGGATGCAGTCGTTGCGTGCCTTTCGTCCAGTTCAGTTCGGGCAAGTTCTTCGCCACAGCGTAAAGCCACGTCGGTTTGCGCGACGCATGGCCGTACCAACCCTGTTCGACGTAGCAGGAACGCCCGCCGTACTGGTCTAGCGCGGTCCATCCTTGATGCCTGACCGGCTTCACCATGCCGTGTGCGGACCATGCGTGGCTGTCGCAAGGGTGTTCCAGCACGCCACTCCAACGACGTACCGAGGCCAGCGCGGAGGCGAAGCAACCGTGGTCGTCGCCTAGCTTGTGCTGGTGCGGTTTCCGCGGCGACCCGTGCCAGTACCGGCCCCAGCGCTGGCACGGAGGATGCGCCACTACAGGCCACGGACCCTCATACAGCCGCGCGTCGCGGTCGATACCCCAGCAATCGACGGCCCAAGGCATGCCACTGTAGCAGCCCTGTGGGTCGACGAACAACGCTGCGATCATGCTTGCGAGTACTCACGTGCGACGTACTCGCGCGCCTCGACAGTCAATCGCCCGTATTGCAGCATAAGCCGCGCCATCCTGACATCGACGATACCCGACTTTTTCTTGTCGCTTGCCAAAGTAGCCTTAACCTGTGCGAGCGTACGGAGCGGCAGCCCAAGCTTGTCGGCGTCTTCTCGCAGCACGTCACCTACGGTTTTCATTTTTGCTCTCCAGCGGTTGTTGACGATTTGTATGTACACGCGTTCCGAAGGGGTGTCAAGCCCCCCAAGGCATTTTTTCTTTGGCCGTTTGCGCCATGGCGGCCGGCAGCTCGTATTTGGCTAGCCGAACTTTCAGTTCTTTCAACTCGGCATACAAGTAACTGAGTTCTTCGGTCATCGTTGCGTTGGCCATGCGGAGCCGCTCTAAATCTTCATCTCCACCGGGTTGTGCTGCAACCACATTAGAAACCGTAGGCCGCGACGTGCCGCCGCGGGAGCCGGGGCCGCCGTTCCTGCGCTGCGCCCGGCAGTTCGGGCAGTTCTTCATGAGCAAGCCGGCGTTCTTGGTGAAGCCCTGGAGCGCCTTCTTTGACACGTCAAGGCTGATGGTTGCCGAGCACGTTCCGCAGGGCCGGGTGACCCGGTAGAGATGGAGATAGTCTCCGTTCCAGTATTTGGTTACCGGCGCTCCGCCAGTCCAACCATCGGGAAATGAACCGTCCCACGCTGCATGTCCGACCATATCCGTACGTTCCTTGTTGTGGTGAATTTACGTCTTGTGATGCGGTGAATATAGTTCACGGTGAAAAAGTCACTTCACAATAAATTTACTGAGAATTCACCACAATTTACGGTGTTTATTCGTTCTGTGGTTAAATATGGTGAAAAGCCGTGAATTTACAGCGCGTATGATAAGCATCCCCTCGAAGTGGCGGGGGTGGAGGACGAAAGATCACACCCCCAGTAGACGAGGGGTGGGTGGTGGAGTAGACTCAATTCGAAACCCCAGGCACAAATAGTAACTAAGGCACAAACGTGAACCTACCGGTCGCACGGCTCCCGCAGTACGCAGTCGAGACGGCTGCCAAGCATGCCACACGGATAGGCACGTTCGTACGGGTGCAAAGTCCGACGCTGACAACGGCTTGTCGCCAGGCGGGTTTGCCGATCGAGTTGGCGGAGCTGTGCGCCGGGCTGCTCGCCTCGGTCGTTGACGACCTCGTTGAAATCAGCCGGCTGCCGAAACGGGACTTCAACCGGGCGAAACGGATCGAACGGGTTCTAGCGGCTGCAGAAGAACCGGTTGCATCGGCGCTCCGTGTCGCCATGGCTGCGTCACCGGTCAACGGACGGGCTTGCGTGCGTCACTGGGACGCCATTTGCGACAAGCGCGAAATCGGCAAGCTGGCGTGGCTGCTCGGCATGCACACGGACACCGCGGAAAAATATTCGAAGAAAATCGAAAAGAGGGGTTGACGGCGCTTTGCGTACGTGCAATAAGAAGGTCGTCAACAACCGCTGGAGAGCACAAATGCTGATCAACTATACGGTCATCGAGGTCTACAACCGGGACGATGAATTGGTTGGCGAAGGTTGCCACGTGAAATGGATGGTTGGCAGTTTTTACGAACCCCGAGGTTGGCAGCCTAAGCCTTCGGAGGGCTACTGGATAGTTCCGGGCACGCGAGAAGATTGACAACTCCCACAACTTCACGTACTGACAGCACATAAACAACCGCTGGAGAGCAAAATGACCAAGACCGTTGAAACCCCCGCCATCATCCCGCCGCTTGCCGTTGACGAGCTGGCCGGTATCAAAGCCCAGATCGCCGTGCTGCAGGAGCGCGAGAAGGCGCTTGTCGACGCGCTCAAGGCGACGGGCATGGAGCGTATCATCGGCACGCTGCACGAAGCCGTGGTGTCGCTGTCGGAGCGCGAAACCATTGATACCAAGAAACTCCGCGCCGATCTTGGCGACGAAATCATTGCGGAGTACGTTCGCAAGACCGACGTTACGACGCTGAAGATCACAGCGCGAAAGGTGCATTGAGATGACCATCATCAAAAGCACCGATCGTTTCGGCATTTCGTACATTCATTTCATTCCGACTTCACGCTTGTCGGAATGGTACCTATACCAGCCAACAGACTATGCCTTGCGTGAGTTCTGGGACCAAGCAACGCTGGAGGGCTAAAAGATGAACGACGGAATTAGCATGTTGCTTTGGAAGGCTCGCCAAGATTTGTTCTTTGAGCACGACCGCCTATCGTACTGGCGCAAGACTGACAGCCAGGAACTGCGGTTTTACGAACGGCGCTATTGCTGCGCGCTTGACCGCGTTTGGGAGTTACAGCAAATGTGCGAGGTGACGCTGTGACCAAGAAGCAGCATTTGGACAGACTGCGTAAACGCCTGGAGCCGCCGCTCAGCTATACGAGCGACGATTTGCGGCGCTTGCGCGATATCCTGAAAGGGATTATTGATCTGTTGGAGGACGAGCTATGATTGGGTTCCTGACTTGCTTCGCAGTCGGCTTCATGCTCGGATGCATCGCATGGAAATGTTGGGACACGCCCCTTGCGCAGCTCAACCCGCCGGAGAATGAGCCATGATGGATTTATGGGCCGCATTTATGGTCTGCTTTGTAGTTGGGTTCGTTGTCGGCTGCGTCGTGACGACGCTGAAGCTTACGAGGAACGACGATGCCAAATGATCCCGATGTCAAGGCGCTGGTGGAGCGGGCTACTTCTTTGGCGCGTGTACAGAACAGCTTACATGCGCAGGTCATATTGGAGTTAGTTGCCGTCATTACCGCCCAGGCAGCGGAGATCGAGCGGCTGAAAGTCCGGTGCAGTGACCTCACTCAATGCATGATCGCCGCCGCCATCCGAGGGCTCAAGTCATGACCCTCAGCGAATTTGCCGCGCTCAAGCCAGGCGACAAGATTGAACTGCCGATGTCCGGCGGGCAGGGCACCGTGAACGAAGTCAAGAAAGACGGCGTTATGGTGACCTGGGGCAGTTCAATCATATCGTGGCATTACAGCGTCGTATCAACGGCGTGGATGCATTGGAGCCGAATTGACCCTGTTTGAGCAAGCCGTGCTGCAGGCACTCGTAATTCTGGGCGGCACGGGTACTCATAACGCCATCGCCGGAGTGAGCGGGCGTCGCCAGCATGCGATGCAAGACAAAGGTTGGATTATCTGCGTGGGTCTGAAAACGCATCGGAGACGGTACAACAATGCAACTAATCGACTTGCCACCAGATCCGCGCGGCGGCCAGTTACGCCGTAAGTACGAAACTCAGCTACGTGACCGCGTCGGCATCGACCCTGCGATCGTCGCCGCCGAGCTGGGGCTGCAGGAGCGCACGGTCATTCGGTTGCAAGTCAAGCTTGGGCTGCGCGGCTGCCGCAACCACATCAACAAGGGACCTGCCAGCGAACGGGCTGTCAGCTAGGGAGAGTGCCTGCCAGTGGTTCGCGAACCTGGTAACGCGCTCTCCCGTCATTTTGGAGGACTCAGACCGTGGACAATGCTAATTTTCTGAAGATGGAAGCCTTGAGAACCGATTTGAATGCGAGTCACGATGCACGACTCTACGCCATCATTGACGCCCAAGCCGCGGAGATAGAACGGTTGAAGGCTGCTTTGGCCGAAACAAATCAGGTTTTGGGTCCAAACTGGCGTCCCTAGACCCGCTGCCATCTGCCGTGCTACCGTCCATGCCGGAGCACACGGAGCCGGCATGTCAGGACAGCAAGCATTCGGAGCAGCGTTAAACCAGGGCTTTGGCACGGGTGGTGAAGGCGCCCCCGAGCCGCCGCTTGACCTAAGCCCGCCAAGCCCAGGCGCCGCGACGCCCGACCAACAGTCGCCGGTATTCGGGTCCGCAACCTCGGGCATGACGTTCGGCCAGCCGAAGTACACTACTGACCCGAACGCCACTGCGCTGGACCAGTCGGCTAGCCTCATTCAGCAGCGAATCGACCAAGCTACCAAGATCAGCAACAACCCGTTTGCCGCGATCTTCGCGCCGGACGAAGTCGCCAAGGCGCGGGACTTTGTGCCACAGGCTGCCGACGCGCTGCAGAAGATCAAGCAACAGCAGCAAACCGGCATCGACGCCAAAGACACCGCGCGCAACTGGGGCTTGACCAACCCGAATCAGTTCGGGCCGCAAACGACCGACACGACGCTTGCAAACGAGGCGTTGCGGCAGTGGAAGGACGAAGGCAATTTCAACGCGTACAAGGCGTTGAGCGGCCTCGGGCCGGAATGGAAGAACCGTGCCGAGCTGTACATGCCCGACGCCATGGGCAAGTTCGCAACGCACGTCAACGCGGTGCAGGACGGCATTACGGCGCTGAATGCCGCGGTCAACACGCGCAGCCAGACGGCGTACGAAGCGGCGCGTGACAAGTTGATCAAGAGCAACGATTTGTCGGCTATCGGCGTGCGGCCGGAGAACATCCCCGGCACCAAAGAGGGCTGGCTTGCGGCGCGCGGGCCGCTGGAGGCACAGTACAATCAGGCGTCGCGCACCATCAAGGCGTTTCAGACGCGCCAGGACCAGCTCAATCAAGCCACGCCAATCACTGACGAGAAAGTTGGTAGCCGTATCGAAGGTACGTTTCAATTCGGCAACGGCGAGACTGTGCCGGGCTTCAAGGCTGTATCGCTGCCCGGTTACGGCGATGTGCAAGGCGTCATGGGGCCGCCAGGCAGCAAAGACATTGCGCAGCGCGGCGTGACGTGGTCGAACGCAGCGCCCGAACAGGTCAAGACTGTGCAGGAGCAGACCAAGGCGCCCGAGGTGCAAGGCGCCATCAACAAGTACAAAATGGCGCGCGAGTTCAATGAAACTGCGCAAAACGACAAAATGTACAAATCGGCCGCCGGCATTGCGCTGATCAGCGACGAACTGGGCGCGATCGGCCGCGACGTGTCGGAGGGCTCGAAAGCCGCTGGCAGCATCGGCCTGACGAAGATGCTGGAGGCGAAGTACGGCAGCGTCGACAATGCACGCAACAAGCTTGCGCAAGAGGCCAGCGCCTTGAAAGACTGGCTGAGCAAAGGCGGCGATAAGAACCCGCGCCTGTCGCCACCGAGCATTCAGGGCATCAAGGACGTGGCGCAGTACAAGCACGACCAAGCGTTGAAAGAAGTACGGGACCGCATCGGGCAGCCGCTCGAAACCGCTGGCCGCTACGGCATGATCTTGAAGAACCTCGGGCTTGACAAGGAAATTACGGACAGCCCCGAAATTCGCGGCGTTTATGACCAGGCGCTGGCGCGCGGCAACAAGGAACTCGATAGTTACCCCATGGTGGCGATCGGCGACCGTCGCGTCATGCTCCCGAGCGGCAGCAGCGTGCAAGGCGCCATCCAGGGCACGATGCAGCATCCGGCCTTGACAACGCCCGCACAGCCGGCGCAAGGTGGCGGTGCGCCGGCCTTAACCGGAGCTGGTACTAGCGGCCCCTCGGGGAGCCCTGGCCCAAATTCACCCGCAGGCGGTGCGGCCCCTACAGCCCCCCAGCCTCCAACTGTGCCTCCTGCGGGTGGAGGCGGCCCCGCCCCGCAGCCCCAAGTCATCGCTGGCCAGTCCGTGAATGCGCCGATGCCGCCGGGTGCGTCGCCAGGCTACATGCAGGCAACGCAGCGTATCGAAAGCGGCAACGAGGCCAGCCCGTGGGCCGCCGGCACGCCACGCTCCAGCGCGTCAGGTGCGTTCCAATTTATTAATTCAACATGGGCCGCCGACAAACCGCCGGGCGCCCCCGCTCGCGCGGGCGACGCCACGCCGCAGCAGCAAGCCGACGCCTTCGCCACCCGCACGGCGAAGAACGCCGCGACGCTGACCAAGGCCGGCTTGCCGGTGAACGATGTCAGCCTGTACGTGGCGCACAATCTCGGCGAAGGCGCCGGGCCGAAGCTGCTTCAGGCCGACCCGAATGCCGACGCACGATCAATTGTTGGTGATAAGGCCGCAAGCAACAACCCGCGATTTTTCCGCGGCAAGCCGACCGTGGCAACCGTGCTGCAGCGATATTCCGACGCAATGCAGCCTCCGCAGGGTGCATGGGGCCGGCTAAACAGTCTGTTCATGCAAGGTATTCCAGCCGGGCAGCGCGCACAGGCGGCTCGAAACGTTGGCACTGCAGCAACCGAAAACGCGCCGGCCATCGGTTCGACGCTCGGCGCCATCGGAGGGTCAGTTGCCGGGCCGCTGGGCACGGTTGGCGGCGGGGCGGCGGGCGGCGCCGGCGGCCAAGTGCTCAAGGACTACCTGCAGGGTAACCCACAAAGCCCGACAAACATCGCTGAGCAGGGTGCACTGGGTGGCGTGCTCGGCGTCGCGCCGGCCGGCAAGCCGTTGGTTGGATTGGCGACGCGCGTGCTCGGCGCGGGCAGTGTAGAAGCTGGCGCGGAGGCGGCGCGCGGCGGCAGTGCAGAGGACGTGGTCAAGGCCGGCGCGGTCGGGTCCGCGGCGGCGGCCGGCGGCGAAGCGCTGGGCCGCTTCATCGGCTATTTGGGCCGCCAAGCGCATCAGTTCGTGAGCAAGTACACGCAACCAGCGCAGAAAGAGCTGTTCGAACACGGGACAAACTTGGCCGAAGCACGGGCGACGCTGGAGAGCACGGAGCCCAAGTTGCCGGGCGATGGCGGCGACAACCCGAAGTATGTCGCTGCTGAGAAAGCGGAGGAAAAGTCAAAGGCTGCGATCGAAAAGCTTGGTCACGATCCTGACGACATCGCCTATGCGGCCGAACAGGCAAACCAAAAGGCGACCAAGGGCGAGGCGAACATGGAACGCCCGCTTGCGGCCGAAAAAGCTTCGGTCGGGCGGGGCTACCAGGCGCAGCGTGCGGAATTGGCTGCAACGCCAGTCAATCAGCACGTCGTGAACTCAGACGGTTCTGCATGGGACGCGTCCAAAGGCTACGGCATTGCGGACGGCCCCAAATCAATGGTTCGGACGGCTGAGAACCCGAAAGGCGCGGTCGACGAAGCCTACGCGGCCGATGCGGAGAGCGCGCAACGGCTTGCGTCGGCGCCGGCCGCCAGTCCTGCGGAGCGCTGGGGCAACGTCGAAAAGGCGCAAGCCGAACTGCTCAGGAAGGAGCGTGACGCCTATGCGAACAATGATACGACGCGTGCGAACGCCATGCGCACGATGGCGACTAGTCTTCGCGGCGAGCAGGCTCGCATTGCGCGTGGGTTGCTTCCCGAAGGTCGCGCGCAATCGTTCATGGACGAATTGCATGACCTTGACGAACGGTACGCCAAGGTAATGAAGCTCAGCGAAGGCATCAAGCAGAGCAAGCTTGATTCGCTGCTGTCGAAGAACACACCGGAGAGCCGGGAGTTCGAAACGAACTTCAAGCGTATCGCGGGCGACGATGTATCGGCTATTCGCACGTTCAACGCGATCAAGGCCAATGCGCGCAACTCGCTCGGCGGCGAAGCAAAGCTCATGCTTCCCGTGATCGCGGGCGAAGTGACGGCGAACGCAACGGGCATTCCGACCATGGGCGCCGCGTCGGCCGCAATTGGGCTGCACCGAACCTACAAGATCCTGGGTGACTGGCTGAGCGCGAAGGCGCTTGGCAAGACGGTCAAGTTTGCCGATTTCATGCGCCAGGAGACGAAGGCGCCGACCGTGAACGTCGGCGGACGCGCCGCGGTCGGAGCAGCACAGGAGGCACAGCAATGATGCACGACTTGCCACTGCTCCAGCAGCTAACCAAGCAGCTCGAAACTTCGGGCACGAAGGACGCGCGTAACAAGGCGATTGCTATTTTGCGTGACCGCGGCCACATGCACAAGGATTCGGAGCGGTTGACTGCGGAGGGCCAGAGGCGGGATGCGATGGGCGCCGCCGGCCGCGCAATCGACAGAGCTTCGAAGGCGAGCGGGAAGCCTCCGCACCATTACGAGTACAACCCGCATACGAACAGAGCGACTTTGAAGAAGCGATGACGTGCTTCCCTGGTTAAACCAGTTCCAACCCAAGCAACCTGAGACGCCGCGGCAAACCATGCTGCGGCGTATTGGCGAGGGCGTGCCCCTCGAACTGGCGACACGCGCTGCTGGCGTAACGATGGACAGCCTCAAGGGCGACCCGGAGGCTGACAAAGCGCTGGCCGAAGGCGAAATCCTGCTATTCGAGCGCGCACGCGACAGCGGCGTTACCGGCGTCGTCAGGGCTGCGATGCGTCGGGAGGCGAATAGTTGGCTTCCCAAGGCAGAGGTGCAGACTGGGCTTTCGCTGGAGGACTATCTGAAAGACTAGGCCAGACGACTTTCGGATTGTAACCGGAGAACAGTGGCGGCCCTTCTCGCACTGACATCGGCGGCAAGTCCATAAACGGCGCGCGGTTGTCTTTGTCGCGTCGCAGCGCTTCGGGAATGTCTTCGTTCATCCCAGCCCCCATGGAAGCCCCAGCCACGGCGTCGGCTTCGATTTCAGGTCTCTCCGAACCAAGCGTACGATCCGGTATGCGTGTCGCGCCACGCTAACGGCGCCGATTGCAGCAAGTACATAGATCATACAACCCTCCGTGAAACGTGTTGATGAAATGCGCAGTAGCGAAAATCTATCGTTGACAGACCGCAGAACATCGCACCAACCGGCCACTTGCACATGCCGTCTTTAAGCTGGTCGAAGGTCACGGCGTCATCGGGTGGCGGCTCCACAGGGACGATTTTCTTTGCCCGCGCCACTACGGGTTTCTTCTCATACACCCGATGTTGATGGCCGCCGAACTTCGTATTCAGCGATCTGATACCGTACCGGCTGCGGAAGCTCATGATGGCGTTTCGCGTAGTGCCGAGTTCTTTCGCGATGCTGAGGCCGGAGCCACCTTCGGCCGAAAGTTTCGTGACCGCGGACAAGCGGTCGTCGTGCGTCATGTTTGCCCAGATCATTTTCAAATTCCGTTGATCGCAATCACGCTGATGAAAAATAGCACAATCAGCGCACCAGTGCCAAGTAACGCACCGATAAAGACGCGTGCTGCGGTTTCGCCAAATGCGAAGGCGATAAATCCAGCCAAGCCGGCAGCGATCAGCAGGATGTGCATTTTACAACCCTCTAAGTGAAAAACAGGTACCAAACGGAGTACATCGCCAGCGCGACCGCGCCTTGCGGAATTGCCAAGATGTAGAACATGCGGTCGCTCATGATCGCGGCCTCACGTAAACCCAGTGCGTGGCGTCGGCTCCTGCTTTTTCGAGCCATCCGATGGCGATGGTAGCGCGTACTTCTGCCCTTGAGAACTCATCAGCGCTCGCGGCTTCCACCGCACGCCGTGCTGCGACCGTAGCCAGAACAGCCCACAGACGTTTCGATTCTCGCAGGACGGGTATGGACGTTTTGTTGCTCATCGTTAGCTCCAGGCAGATGCGCAGTAGGTTGGAATCTACGGCAGTCCCTGCGCATCCTTTTGCCCCTCCACCGCGTTTCCGAGGGCGCCAATTTTGCGTGTGTACGCCTAAAATGTATGACAGTCAAGAGCCTATTTGACGTCCGCCGCATTGTTCTGTACCGTGTGCTTGAGTTTGTCATACAATCGGAGGCCAAACAGTGGTCAATATCGTCAACCAGGGCACGCTTGGCGGCGGGTTTCGCCATTATTCCGGCCTCTTGCCTGCGATCAACGGCGCGGGCGATCCGCATCACGCATCTGTACGCCTTTTCCACGTCCCGGCGGCCAACGTGGCGACGATTTTTCGCGGCGACATCATGGTGTTCGGCGGCGCCGTAGTCGGCAACCAGGGCGCGGCGGATATCCCGTCGAACATTTCGGCGCCATCCACCTCAGTTGTGATCGGCAACGGCGGTGGTTCGGGGCTCGGTAACCAATCGATCGCGCCGAACGTCATCAAATGGACGCCTGGCGACGCTACCACAACCAGCATCATCGCGGGTGTTTGCGTCGGCTTCGGCCCGCTTACGCTGTACATGGCCAAGAACGGCTTTCAGTACATCCCGACGCTTACGGAGGCCTGGGTCTATGTCGAGACCGACCCGGAAATCGAGATGTACGCGACTGTTCCGACCGTACCTGGCACCGCATTCAATTTGCTGCTCAACGACGGTTGCGACGTCAAGGCGAACGCTGGTTTCCAGTCAACGCGGTTCGGCGTGTCCGGCGTGTCGATCGACCCGGCTTCTTTCGCCACCACGGCGACGCTGCCGCTTCGCGTGCTGTCGTCCGGCGAGCAGATCGGCAACGACCCGACCGCCACCGGCTTCGTTGCGAAGGTGACCTTCAACAAGCTTCGCCACTACAAAGGCAACCCCGGCAGCGCCGCCGCGAACGTTCCGTTCGTCGCGGATTAACAGGAGCAACCACGATGAAGAAATTTCTGATTGCCGCGCTCTTTGCGCTGCTTCCTGCGATGGCGTTTGCGCAAACCGTCACGTCACTTCCCGAGGTCATCCCCTCCGGCGCCGTGACCGATCTCGGCAACGGCCCGCTGGAATACAAGCTGGTACAGGGCAACGCCGGCTTGTTTACGTCGCAAGGTTCCGGTACCGGCAGCACGTCGGGTTCGTCTACGGCGCTGACACTGACCGCGGTACCGACAACGCCGCCCTGCCAAGGTTGCATCATCGCGGGCGCCGGCATCACATCGGGCACGACGGTAGCTGCATTCAATGCGGTTACCAGCATCACGCTTTCGGCGGCGATGACCGTAGTTGGCGGTACCACGGTCACGTGGGGCGCCGCGTGCCCCGCTATCGGCAGCGCGCCTTCGGCTCTGGTGCAGGCCAGCGTCGGCGGCGATGTTCCGTTCTATACGCAGTCTCGCGTCTGCGGCTCCGGCAACTTCGGCCCTGGCGCTCAGGTACTGCCCTTCGCCATCGGCGCGCACTGAGTTGTGTTCTGGCTGGGCGCCATCGTCGCACTTTGCTACGTTCCGGGCTTAACCGGAGCGTATATTGCGACGCAGTGGCCCGTCTTGGCCGTGGTCATGTCGTTCGGTTTGTTGCGTAGCGCCCCGTTTACGTTGCTTCATTTACTCGGGGCGCTTTTTCTTCTTTACGCTGCGGTGCATGCGTTCTTCACGCCCGCCCCCCATGACGCGGTGTTCGGCCTGTGGCTGGTCGTCATCATGGCGCTGACCGTCCGGTTTGGGTCGACCGTGACTGACACGCGCGGACTGTACGCGGGCTTGGCGCTCGGCGCCGCAGTATCGTCGGCCCTCGCTGTGGCGCAGTATTTCGGCCTGTACTGGCCGCCCATGTCGTCACCCGCGCCGGCAGGGCTCTACGTAAACAGCGTGCAGCAAGGTACTATTCTGGCGTTGCTGATCGTCGCCTTGATGACTGAGCGCATGTGGTTTTGGGCGCTGCCGCTTCTGCCGGGCTTGGTTCTGGCGCAGTCCCGCGGGGCATGGCTGGCCCTCGCAATCGGGCTGCTGGGTTGCCGCATCCGACATGTCGGAGTGCTGGGACTGGTTGTGGCGGTTGGCTGCGCTATTCTATCGGTCACGCTGTCATCATCCGACCAGGAACGCATGCTGATCTGGAACGTCGCGTGGCACGGCCTGACATGGTTCGGTCGCGGACCTGGCATGTTCTATGCGGTGACGATTTGGCGAGAAGGTACGGCATGGTTTCCGGGATATGTGCACAATGACGCACTTCAGCTTATTTTCGAGTACGGCGTGGGGGCGGTGTTGCCGATCGCTGTTTTCGGTTTCGTGCTCAGTCGAACTGAGGCCAGAGAGTGGCCCGTTGTGCTCGCCTTTGTGGCGGCGAGCTGCTACACGATGCCGCTCTACATGCCGGTTACCGCTTTTCTGGCTCTGGTCGCTGTGGGGCGTGTTCTTCGTACTCATGCTCGGATTCTCGCTAGCAGCAATCACCGCCGACAGTTTGGCGTACCGAGGCGATCCGATGGCAGCTACCAAAGCGGCGCAACTGTTTCCGTGGAACCGAGTTATTAGAGAGAGGGTGCCCCGTGGCTGATGTCGATGCGCTAAACCTGTACCCCAATAGCTACATGGCGAAGGCCGTCAAGCTCGGGCAATCCCGGTTCATTTCGGTGGACCAGCCCTCGCTACCGATCGGATCGCAGAACAACGTGTCAATCGCCGCGGCAACGACGCTGACGGTGCCCGCCACAGCCGGCTACGCGATCATTACGGCGGTCGGCGGCCCGCTCTACCTCACGACGGATGGCAGCACGCCATCGGCTGCGAACTACTCGATTACGCTGGCCAGTGGTGCTTCGGTGTCGTTCTACGGCCAAGCGACCCTGACGGCAATCAAGGTGCAGGGTACCAGCATGTCGGTGGAGTACCTGCAGTGAGCGGACGATCATTTTTCTGGGTTCTGCTTCTCTTTGCCGTGCTCGCTGGAGCTAGCTTCGGATTACGAGCAGAACCCGGCTTGCCGAATGGCGGGACCGGAGGAGGCGCCGCCACTTCGATCACCATAACGCCGAACGTCACGCCAACTGACTGTTCGGGCTCTATTACCGCGGGCGGCACGGCGCAGCCGCTCATAGCCGCTCAGACTACGCTGCACGGCTTTACTGTCGTGAATATCGACACTGGGCACAATGCCGAGCCGCTATGGCAGTCATTCACGGGGACCGCGGCGCCTCTCACTGCCGGGTCTTATCCACTGCCGGCACCAACGGCGACGACATTTGCAGGCGCGGGGTCGTGGACTTCACCACCTGGTTTCGGAACCAATCACGCCGTCTCGATTATCGGCGCTACGACCGGGCACATCTTTTCCTGCACGTGGTGGTGAACATGCGCGGTTTCATAACCCTCCTGTTTCTGCTATGCGCGAGTGCCGCCTCAGCTCAATGGGGCGGCGGGGGCGGCACTACGAATAGTGTTTCGACGGCCAGCAACACCCAGCGGCAGCTTTGCTCGATTCGCGCCGCGGACTTCAATTCCACCGCCGATCAGTTGTGCGTGCTGCCGGCCGCCGTGACGACCTACAAGATCATTGAGATATTTGAGACCAACTGTTCGTCGTCACCCGGCAGCGCGGCCGGCGGCGTGTATACGGCTGCATCCAAAGGTGGTACCGCCATCGTCGCGGCGTCGCAGACGTTCGTGACGGCGCAGGCGATCGCACCGACCATTCCCAACACCTTAGCCACCAACATGGCTACCACCCGTTTCACCGCCAACCCTCTGTACCTCAGCTTGACCACTCCGAAGGGCAGCGCCGTCACGTGCGACATGTACGTGATTGGGGTGGACCTGACGTGAACTGGTTTCTGCTTGCCCTATTCTTGCTCGGCTCGGCACCAGCCGCCGCGCAGTGGGAGGGCTGCGCACCGGGGTTTTGCAACCTAGCGGGAACATCAGCAGGAGCGCCGCAAACGCTTGATGGCGTGGCTACCGGTACTGGCCACGGTAGCCTTACCGTGCCAACAGCGGGGCTGACGACGACCAAAACCAACGATATCTTGGTAGCTTACGTCGTAAATAACAGAACAAGTGGGCAGGGCAGCGCAACTACGGTGTCAGGTATCACGGACAGTAGCTCGTTGTCGTGGGTTCGACGTGGCAGCGCTTGCAGTTTTCAGAGCGGCGCGGCGGGAACGCCGTTCGTCACGGTGGAAATCTGGTGGGCGCTGGCGGCTTCCGTACAGGCCTCTGACGTACTGTCAATCACGTTTGCGGCTGCGTACGACAATGCAACTGCTATCGTTTTCGGAGTTTCGGGAAGCAAGACGAGTGCACCTTTTGACGTAAACGCTTCGTTGCCAAATTGTGCGAACAGCAGCGCGACGTCGGCCCCGACTGCTACGGCCGTGTCCACTACGTGCAACAACACGTTCATGATCGCAGGGGCTGGGTCGGCAAACACCGCAGCCAACCCAGGCGCTCAAACGGTCGGAACATCCCCAGTTACCTTTACCGCGATAAGCTTGAACAACCTGCAAGCCGGGGGCGTTAATTTTATGCAAGCTGTCGCTGAATACTCAGTTTTTTCGTCGGCTCAGTCTTCCATCAGTCCTGGGTTTTCTTCAAACTGGGCTGGCTGGGATATTTTGGTTGATGCTTTGCAATCTGCGTCATGCTAGGGAAATAATCATGCGCCTGACAATCATCAAAGACGACAATATGGTGTCGGTGAACGGCGAGCACCGCACGGTCGACTGCAGCGACTTGCCGGCCGACTTTCACGCGTTGCAGTGGTACGGCGAACTGAAAACCGGCGAGGTCGAGTACCGCGTGGTGAAGTGCGAGCACTGCGGCAGTCGGCACAAGAAATCGAACTTGGACATCTCGGACGTCGCCCCCTATCAAATTTACGTGGACCGGTGGAATGTTGCCAGACCCCAAAGTTAAGTGCCCTGCGACGGCCTTCACGAAAACGTGTCGGTCGGTCGTCACTAAGTGCGACTGCCCGAAGTTCGTCACGATCCGCGGTAAAGACCCGCAGACGGGCGCCGAAGCTGATCGCGTCGGCTGCGTGGACAGCTTTCTGCCGCTGTTGCTGATCGAAAATGCGCAGATGTCGCGGCAAACGGGCGCCGCGGTGGAAAGCTTCCGTAACGAAGTTGTGAAGGCCAGGGAGGCGGACGAACAGGCTCGCCATGAGTTCTTAATGCTGGCGCGGGGCGGAAGGAGTAAAGCAGATGCGAACGGCAACTACTTACCGTCCCTGGATGGGACCTGAAATGCATCCTGAGCACCACATTTTCTCCGACGGCGCTACGTGGTCGATCGCCTTCGCTACGACGTCCGTGCTGCCGTGGCTCGATACGCTATGGGAACACGTGCCTTCGATCACGGTGGCGTACATGGCCGTCTCAGGCGCGTTCATGCTGTTCCAGGTGGCCGATCGCATGGGGTGGCTGGACAACCTGAAACAGCGTCGGTTGCCGCTCATCTCAGTCGACGATCCACCACCGGAGTCCGACCATGCCAAAACGCTACGAGGCCGTTAAGCGCAGCATCCGCAAGCGGAACCCTGGCATGAGTTCCGCAGCGGTGAAGACCAAAGCAGCCAAGATCGCCAACGGAACACGCAAGCCTGGGCAGGCGAAGGTAACTCGGGGCTCTAAATGAGCAACGGGCTTCCGAACAAGGCAAAAGTCGGTATTCCCGGCAAGTCGGTCGAGATTTCGCCGGCCACCTACTTCGTCGCCAAGCGGATGGAAGACCGAGGCTTGCTCCGGCCGGGAACAGCGCTTATGCTAGCGGCGACCCTGCCGAACACCAAACCGGCACCGAAGAAAGGTAAGCGGCGATGACCCGATTCGTCGGACACAAGACGGGCTTCAACACCACTGGCAGCAACGATTGCTGCCCGAACGAAATGGGGCCGCCCAGCACGAAGTTCGGCGGCCGACCTGCCGTGCCTGCCGGGCCGCTCAAGCGCTACCCAGGCGCCACGGCGGATATCAGCAACGGCAATCGCCGGCTCGCCAAGTCGAAGCACGGGGCCGGCGAGGGCGATGGCGTGGCCTTCAAGACGCATACGGCCTTCGGCTCGGGCGAGAAGGGTTCACCCAGCGGCCGGAAGCCCGGCGGCATGGGCGGCAAGCGCAGCCGGGACATGTCCGACAACAAGAAATAGCGGGAGGTTGTAATATTTTACCGTCCAGGCGGCACCGCGAACGCGCCTAATCGTCAGTACGATTATGTATACGTCGATACCATCGGCGGCGCAACCGATTGGCTGCCCATCAACAAGGGCGACACGATCGCGGTGAACATCTGCCGCGCGTCGATCGCGTTTACGACGCCGGCCGCCAGCAAGGTCACGAAGTCACCCGTTGCCTACGAAGCGCTGATCTTGCTGGAAATGAAAATGTTCGGTGGCGACAGTGATTCGGAAGCATGGCCCATCGACAACTGGTCCAATGTCGTTGTTGCCACGGACCGCCGCGCGCATCGCGCCGGCTGGGTGCGGCTGCGGCTCGTCAACGTCAACAACGCTGACGGTACGGGTGTAGCCATGGCGCTGCAAATCAGTCGGACGGGGGAATCAGGTGCAGTCACGTAAGCCAACTATTGAAAATCTGGCGGCTGAACTTGACCGCGCAATGGCGACGTTCAATCGCATTACTTTCTGGGTTGTAGTCGGCGGGCTGGCGTCCATGGCCGTCTTGGGAGCCCTGTGGTATGGCGGGTTTTGAGATGAATGAGCAGTACATCCGCGGCTGCATGAAGTCGCTTGGCGGCGCGATTGATAGTCAAGAAGAAAAAATCGCGCTGGCGGCTGCGCTGGAATTGTTGACGATCGTGATCGTCGATTTACACCGTATTGCCAACGCGCTGGAGAAACACCACGGGAACTAACCATGGCAGGCTTCGACAACGGCACGGCGCAGAGCGGTATTTTCAGCCAGGTCAAGCAATTTGGCCCGATCTTGCGCGGCTTCGGCCCACCAGTGCCGCAGGCCGGCGTCGTTGGTGACGTCTACATCGATACGCAGACTTGGTTCCTCTACACCAAGCGTTCGCCGGATGCCGGCGGTGACGTAGACCCGTGGGGGCATTACCTCTTTCAGGTGCCGGCGACCTACCGTACGGCGCTGAAGTGGTTCACGGTCAGCCAGCCGACCGACGATATCGGCCTCACGGGTGACTACGCGCTGCTGTGGGGTGGCTATTCGAACTACGGCCTCCAGCCCTCGATCTACGGTCCCAAGCAGCTCACGGGCTGGCCTGAGAACGGCAACGGCCCCAACGTGCCGATCGCGACGGCCGGCGCCGGTACGGTGCTTCAGATCGGCCTGGTGGACGAAGGCGCTGCGCTGCCCGACAGCGCGAGCACGCAGCTCATCGTCGTCGGGCTGGTGGACGAATACATTCTTGGCGTTCCGGTTACGGCAGCCGCCGGCAGCCCGGTAGTTCAGACCGGATTGCGATCAGGACCGGCGCAGGTTGCTGTCGTGCTCAACCCCCTATACACATCCGAAGATACCCACGCAGTCTAGGAGGCGGCCATTTCAGGGTTCGACAACGGCACGCTTCAGGGTGGGATCTTCGCGCAGGCGAAGCAGTTCGGTTCCGTATTGCGCGGGCTCGGGCCGCCCGTGCCGCAGGCTGGCGTGGTCGGCGACCTGTATCTGGATTCGCAGACCCGGTTCCTGTATCTGAAGCGTTCGCCCGATGCGGGTGGCGATGTCGATCCATGGGGGCACTACCTGTTTCAGGTGCCTCTGACCTATGCTGCAACGCTGAAGTGGTTCAGCGCCTCCGCACCGACAAATGATGTCGGCGTTGATGGCGACTATGCGTTGCTTTGGGGCGGATACCCGAATTACGGGCTCCAGCCCTCAATTTTCGGCCCGCGGGCGCTGGGCGTCTGGCCGTCCAGCCCGGTGAACGTCGCCGTGACCTTGAATCCTCTGTACACTTCGGAGGATAGCCACGCGCTATGAGCTACAATTCCACCACAGATTTTTTGGGCCTTTGGCGGAATAACGCCGGCCAAGTCTCAAAAGTCGAGATGCCCGGCCTGGACTACATCGTGGCCGCGCTGGCGCGCGCCGGCCTCCTTGTGGTGTCGGTCTCGGCGACGGCGCCCGTCGCCAACCAGCCGACCACGGCTTGGCTGCAAACCGCCGTCCCGAGCTTTTCGGGCGAAGGTGTCTTCCAGCTCTGGAACCAAGATACCGCTTCATATGCTCCGGCCACGCCCGAGCTGTTCATGGACTTCCTGCAAGCATCGGCGGGTGAGAGCGGCATATCGTGGTGGACGACCACGGGGCCGCCAATCAACACTCTCGGTCAAAACGGTGACTTGGCGATCCGCCTGGATCTCCCGAACGGCATTTACGGCCCCAAGACCGCAGGTGCTTGGCCGACCACGCCGATATCGGGTACTGTAGCAGGATTGACGAGCGCGGAGTTCGACGGCCTGTTTGGCTCCACTCCGGGGCAGTTGATTTACCGCGGCGCTTCTGCTTGGCAGTCGCTTCCGGTCGGAGGGGGCAATAATACAGTTCTTGCGTCCCCCTTCGGCACCCTACCCGTGTGGGAGAGCTTCTATACATTGCTTGATAATTTGATAAGCAGTGCGCAGGGCTCCATAATGTTCAGGGGTTCTGCCATATGGCAGCCGCTGCCACCCGGCAGCACTGCAAATCAGTTGTTAGTTACAGGTGGCGCAGGCGCTAATCCGGCATGGGAAAATCTATCGACGCTTTTCGATGCGACTTTCGGAGGATCCGCACAGGGTAGCATTCTGTATCGTAATGCCAGTGTTTGGGCTCAACTAGCACCTGGCACCGCAGGCCAACTTCTGACCACGGGTGGCGCAGGCACGAATCCGGCATGGGCTAACTCTCCCAATCAATTTCCATCCGGCACTGTCATGCTATTCCAGCAGTCAGCCGCACCCACGGGATGGACGAAGTTAGTTGCAGTTAACGACGTAGGACTTCGTATCGTAAGTGGGTCCGTTACTGCGGTAGGCGGGGTGGCATTCAGCACGGTGTTTGCGCAGACTGCGGTAGGCAATACGACGTTGTCGGTCTCGCAGATCCCTGCACATACTCACCAAGTGGTGGCCAGCCCCGGCGTCAATGGAACGACGTATGCACCTAACACAGGTGCTAACCAAGGCGCCTCTCCTGCTTCATCCATCACCAGCGACGGCGGTACGGGCGGTGCGGGTGCTCATGCGCACGCCGTAACTCTAAACTTGTCCTACATCGACGTGATCATGGCGAGTAAAACTTGATGTCCTATAGCCCGACGACTGATTTTTTCGCTCTCGTACGCCAGACTTCGGGCGGCGAAGAATTTGCGAGCATGCCGGGCCTCGATATGGTCGTGGCCGCGCTCATGCGCGCCGGCTTGGTTACCTTGGTGGTCGGGCAGACGGCGCCGATCGTAAATCAGCCAAGTACGGCATGGTTCAAGCCCTCGGTGCCTTCGTGGGTTGCGGAAGGTGTGCTGTTCCTATGGAATACGACCACGCAGCAGTACGAGACTGCGACGCCGCAGCTATGGACCAACATCCTCACGCTGCATGCGTCGTTCGTCGCCGCGGCTGCCACGAGCGATCCGTTATCCGTCAAGGCAACGGGTGCTCTGGGCGACGGCGTCACGGACGACACCTTTGCCATTCAGACGGCGTTGAATACGTCGAAAAATGTGTTTGTTCCTGTCGGTACCTACATCGTGTCGGCTACGCTGCAGATGCAGCCGGCCGGAGCAATTCGCGGCTCAAACAGGGACACCGTTCAGATACGGCGCTCGACGGCGTACGGTCCTACACTGCAGTGTGGCAGCACTGTGATAGGCGTCAACGCGGGCTCCTGCACTGTCGAGAACTTGTGGTTTTTCCAAGTTACGCAATTCAACAACGGCCCGAGTTACGTCGCGGGAGTGTCGACGGTCATCCTCAACAAAGAAACGAACCCGCACGTTGCGATTTACAAAGGGCAGAATGTTTTGCTCAACGGTCTCCGGGCAACCGGTGCCGGCGGCATCAGCATATATGGTTGCACCGCCGCATTTTGCGACAGCCTGTTTGTTAACGGTTGCTGGGATGACAACCAAGTTGGGCTGCAAGAGTGCTTCGCCAACATCGGCTTTTACCAGTTCACGGATGCCAACAATAACGTTTCGTTCAACACAGAGTGCCGCGTTCGCAGGTGCTATTTGGGCGGCTTCGGCCACACGCCAAATCAGAATGTGACGATAGGCAACGTGGTCATTTCGTTGCCGGGCAACTTCGGCTCGGCTTCCGGCATTTACTGCAACGCTTCCGAGGGTTTTGAGGTCCACGACAGTTACATCGGCGGCAACAACCGCAACAACATCATGCTGGACCGACAAGGCATCTTCGGCTTGGTCCGCATCCACCATAATTTCTTCGACAGCGCTCGCACAGGCTCCATAAAAATTCAAGCCAGTGCAGCGGGCGGCGGCCCCAGCATTGTTGAGATTGACCACAACGTCTCCCAGGGTTATGGCTTCGATCAGAGTTTCTTAGTTGTTGCTGATCTCGGTATCGGCGAGCCGGCTTGCGCCAATTTGGACATCAGCAATAACATCGGCCAAGGGTACAACCAGTGCGCCGTAAGCCTGAGCGGTGTGCGCGGCTTCTCGCACAGCAACAACCAGTGGCGCGACTACAACAAATGGGGCAACACGAACAACGATCCGGCTATCAACTCGGGCCTGTACGCCCTCAACTGCACCATGGGAGACAGTTCGAACAACTGCTACGGCGGCGGCACCAACGATCCGTCCGGCGCCAATACTTGCCAGTACGGAAGTACGTTCGTCAACCCTACCACTTGCACGGCTTCGCACGAGAACGGCCAAAACTTAGGTTTAATTGTTTTGGGTTTGTCGGGTTACGAAAGCAATCTTGACCAGTGGATTGCTTACACCCCGACCGTTTCGTCACAGACAGGCGCCTACGGAGCTGCTTCGGCAACGGGCTTCTACCGGGTGGACAGCAACACGGTTCACGTTCACTACCACGTAACAGTTACGGGCGTAGGCACTGCGACAACGGCGTCACTCATAACGCTACCCCTGACGGCTGTCGTACCCGTGCAGACGGGCTCGGCGCGCGACGAAACGGCTGGCTTCCAGTTGATTTCTTACTGTTCAGACCAAGTGCATCTGTTTCATCAGAAATACGATGCAACATTTCCGCCTGGCAGTTACAGCGGCAGTTTCACGTATGAAAAGATAAGCTAGATGAGCTATTCACCCACTTCTGACTTGCTGGCTTTGCTGCGGCAGACGCCGGGCGGCATGCGTTCGATACGTATGCCCGGCTTGGACTGGCTTATTTCCGGCATGTCGCGCGCGAACATTTTCAATCTGTGGGTGGCGCAAACGCCGCCACCGGTTGCTGCGCTGTCGACAGTGTGGTTCAAGACCGCATTTCCAAACTCGGGAGCCGCCGAAGGTAAGGCCTTCATCTATAACGTCGCTGCAGCACAGTACCAGCAAGCCACCCCGCAGCTATGGACTTCCGTTTTTACGAGCGGGTCAATCGACGCAGGCAGCATCACAACCGGCACGCTGAGCCCCGCCAGACTGCCCGCTTTCGGTTCGGGCGACGTGTCTTTCGCGGCAGCCGGCGGCGCCGGTACGATTGCCATGTCGGCGGTTACGTACGCCAAGATGCAGCTTGAAGGTGCGTCGTCGCTTTTGGGAAATCCGACAGGCGCACCGGCTACGATCAGCGAAGTTACCTTGGATGGTAGCTTTCTTACTTTCAGCGGCACCAACATCACGCTGGTAGCGCACGGCATCACATACGGCAAAATACAGAACGTCGCAGCGTCGTCGCTGCTTGGCAACCCGACTGGTGCACCAGCCACGGTTAGCGAAATCACTCTGGACGCCAGTTTTCTTACGTTCAGCGCCAGCGTCATCACTCTCGTAACGAACGGGGTTACGAATGCCAAGCTGGCGCAGATGGCCACTAAGACCCTCAAAGGAAACAACACGGGCGGCACTGCAAACGCTGCTGATTTGACGGTATCTCAGGTAAACGCAATGTTAGGCGTTGCGCAAACGCCGGGGCAGGTTTTTCTAACGGGTAGCGATGTCGCTCTGAACAACACAGCGAACTATTTCGATGTCATCAACACTGGATCGATCGGCGCTTCAGGCCAAGTGTGGAAAATTACGGCTTACGCCTGCGCAGCAGATACCGTTTCCGCAAAGATTAACGTCAGGATATGGGACGGCACCACCGTCTATGCCGAGTCATCGTCATTTGTCGGCGGCGGTAGCTTCACCAACACAATTCCCGTCATCGCTATCGTGTCGCTTTCGGCCGCTACGACTTTCAAGCTTTCCGCCAAGGACGTTACCTCTACTGGTGGGCTCATACAGGCTACCGGATTTGCCGGTACCGCCAACAAAGCAACCTGCATCATCGCAGAGAGGATTTCGTGATGGTTGATTTGCATCAGTTGACCACCTCAAATGCAGTTCGTTGGGGCGCAGCTCATGTCCACCCCGATCTCATCCCGCTGCTTGACCGCGTGGCGTGGCGTTTGGCGGGCGCAAAGACTCGGTACCAGACAGTAGAAGCCAAGACCGGCATTCCGTGGGCCGTCATCGCCGTAATTCACGAGCGCGAGTCATCGCAGAGCTGGCTGGCTTCGTTGGCGCAGGGCGACCCGTGGAACCGGGTATCGATCCACGTTCCGGCGCATCGGGGGCCTTTCACGTCGTGGGAGGCAGCCGCGGAGGACGCCCTAGTCATCTGCCCGCCGCATGCAGCCCATTGGACCGATTGGCGCATTGGCGGGGCGCTGTGCTTGCTGGAGCAGTACAACGGGCTCGGCTACGCTGCGCATGGCATGCCGTCGCCCTACGTGTGGGCATCCACCGACAGGTACCAGCGAGGCAAGTACACCGCAGACGGTCACTTCGATCCGAATGCAATAGACCATCAGCTTGGTTGCGCTGCACTCTTAATGCGAATGACGTTGATTGACCCGTCGATCGCTGGAGAGTGGCACCCCTAGGCTTGATCTGCCGTACTTGGTATGACATAAGTACGGCATCGTCTCAAAACCTTGCAGGGGTACCCCATGAACTGGAAAGACATTGCGCATTATGGCGCCGCCAGCCTCGCTATTCTGGTCGGCGGCGTGAGTGAACTCGGCATTTCGTTGCCTGGTATCGTCGTCAGTGACCCGAAGATGACCATTACCATGGGCATCGGCATTCTGGTCGCCGGCCTCAAAGGCGGCTGGACGGCGCACTGAACGTGCTACCCTGGGAGACGCCTGCACCTACCAAAGAGGAAGTGCGGGCGAAGCTCCATGATTTCGATGTTTACCGTGAACGGTTTCTGCGGGTCCGACCGCGACAAGGCGGCGACCGTATCCCCTTCGTTCTGAACGCCGCCCAACGCGTGCTGCATGGGAAAGTGGAGGCTGAACGGGCCGCCTTTGGGCTGGTGCGCTGCCTCATTCCCAAGGCGCGGCGGATGGGCGTCAGCACCTACATCGGCGGTCGCTACTTTCAACGCACCGCAACCGAGTACGGGCGCCGCGCCCAAGTTGTGGCGCACCGATCGGACAGCGCTACCAACCTCCACCGTGAAATCAAAGAGTTCTATGAAGGGCTGCCACAATCCATCCGCCCCCATCTCGGCGCGTCGAACGCTCGGGAGTTGATTTTTGACAAGCTGAAATCGCTCTACAAGGTTGGTTCGGCCGAAGGTGGCGACATCGGCCGTTCCGATGACTTTCACTTTCTGCACCTATCCGAGGCTGGGTTCTTCGACAACACGGAAGACTTGTCGTCCGGTTTGCTGCAGACGGTGCAGAACTTACCAGGCACTGAAATTGCCATGGAGAGCACTGGCAACGGGCAATCCGGCATGTTCTACAACATGTGCGAGGAGGCGTACCGCCAGAACAACAAAGGACCGTGGCGGCTGCATTTCCTGCCGTGGTTGGTCATGCCCGAGTACCGCACCGAGGTTCCGTTTGGGTGGAAGGCGCCGCAGGATTTTGAGGATTACGCGCGGTTGCACGGCTGCGACCGCGAACAACTCTATTGGTTTTGGTTACAGAATTACACCATCGGAACCATGAATGGCGGGCAGCCCGAGAAGATCCACCCTCTTACCCGTCAGGAATACCCGGCCACGTATGCCGAGTGCTTCATGGCCGACAGTACGATGGATTTCTTTCCGGCCTCCATGGTTGCCGCAGCGATGGCACGCAAGCCGGCGCCCTCCGCTGGAGCGCTGAAGTTGCTCTGCATAGACCCGGCTGGCGACGGCCAGGACAAGCCTTTCGTTTGCGATCGCCAGGGCTCTGCGATCGGAGCGCGTCTATGGGGCGAAATAACCAATCGAGATTACAACGTTCAAGCTGACTGGCTGGTGCAGCAATTCGACAATTTCAGCATGGACGCCATTTTGATCGACGTAACCGGCGGGTACGGAAAAGGACTGAAAGACGCCGTCCGCTTGCGGATGAAAAGCCGCGGTCCCGAGAAAGTGGTTGCGGTTGATTTTTCATTCGGGGCGCTGAATTCGATACAGTGCGGCAACCGGCGTGCGGAGCTCCACGACAAATTGCAGCGGTGGCTTCAGGGCGACGTGTCATTGCCGAATGACAAGCTGTTGCAAGAGGAAGCATCGGCCTACAAGTGGGGTACCAGCGGCTGTCACCGTGACGAAAAGGGCCGGCTGTTCATGACTCTCAAAGAGAAAATCAAGAAAGAACTGAAGCCCGTGCGGTCACCGGACAGATTGGACGCATGCGCGGTTTCTATGGCAGTAGACGGGTGACGCGCTTATAAAGCAGGCTGCCGCGCGTTGTTTCATACGCCGCTATGAGTTCTGATGCGATGATTTGCATCGCGTACGCTTCAAATTCGGAAGACGGTTCTTTCTCCCCAAGCGCTTCGCGGAGGTCTTGCCACACGTGGGCGCCTTCGTGAACTAACAGCGACATGATCGCCCGAGGCTCTGTCACGGAGGTGTTTATGGTGACCAGGGCGACGCGGCACTTGGTCACTTTCTGCTGAAATAATGAAGTACAGCCCCGATGCGTCGGGTAGTCATCCTCCTGCATTTTGGAGGCTCGCATGTAGGTGCGCCACGCTTTTTCGCTGGGGCAGAAGCCGTATTTGTGTGGCAGCCGCCAGCTATCGCACCAGACTATTTGGTCACGTCTTGACATGCTCAGGTACTTACATTACTAGATTTTGTACGTCAACAGGAGCGCGTAATGAGCGAAGAACTACGATCCGAACGGCTGGACCTTCGGCTGACGAAGACCGAAAAAAGGAAGTTGCTGGCCAAGGCGAAGGCAACCGGGTGCACCGTGACCAGCATCATTTCCGAGATGATTGCGCAGTTCAAGTAGTCAATGGAACAATAGCGGCAGTCCGCCGAAGCCGCCGACGATCGTTGGCAGGGTCAAGCCGATGCCGCCGGTTGCCGCCACAGCGCCCGTGATGATGCCGAGCTGCACCAGCGTATTTTGCACGTCCATGGCCAGCGGGGCGCATGCGAGATTGAGTTGCGCCATCGGGCCGTTGGGGCTCTGCAGGTTAGCCAGCATGGCTTTGGCATCGCGAGCCTTCTGCAAGGCCTGGAAAATGCCGAGACTCTTGGGAAGTATCCCCTTGATGCCGCTGGCCTGCTGCACGAGCGGAATGAGCGCTGTGTAGCACTGGACCGCGGCCTGGTCCGGCGGGTTCTGCGCCTGTGCGTCGGCCAGCGCGTTCTGCAGATCCGTGACGGTGAACTGCTGCAACACGGTCACCGGGTCCGCAGTCGCCGTCGCCTTGGTGATGGGTGCCACCACGGGCGCAGCGATGGACGCCGCCGGGACGGCCGCCATGGCGTCAAAGACGGATGCCTTGTGCTTCGTATGACGGGTCGTGGCGGCGTCGGCCAGCGTGCAAGTCGACAAGAGTACGCAGGCGGTAATCAAGTGTCTGAACATGGCAGTTCCTTTCAGTAGTACCCGACTGGGCTGTTCTTTTTCGATTTCGGGGGCGGGTTCTCCGCGTCCATCAGCTCGGCTTTCGCACCGTGCAGCCGGGCTTTTGCATGGTGGGTACTGGCCATCTTGCGATGGTCATCGGCCGTCATGGTCTTCGGGGCTGCCTTTTTGGCGCCCTTACCACTCGGTTTCTTCGCCATCGCTATACCTTAATGCGCCAGCCGGCGCCGTCGAATTGCGCCTTGCTGCCGCCGATACGGCCCGCATTCTCAGTGTACTTGCCGTTCAGTTCCTTGTTCGCCGGGTCCATGCCGGCGTACAGACTTGCGAGCTGCTTGCGGTGCTCCCGGCGGACGTGATCGCCGACAGCCTTCGGCCGCGCCATCAGAAGGGGCCGGAATGCCTTGCCGTCCTTGTCCGTGCCGGCATGCAGATCGGCGAACAACACCGTCAGCTCCGGGTCTGTGATCGCTTTCCAGCCCTTGTTGTGCGCCGCAGCGATTTCCTGCGGAATACTGTTGATGACCCGGAACTCCCAGTCCGGGTACCGGTTCTTGTTCGGGATATACAGCTTCAGCGGCCGGTCCAGCACCAAGCCCGCAATGATGCTGTCGACGTCCTGGGGCTCGCTGAACGGCGATAGCCGCGCCGTAGCGTCGCCGGCACTCGGCGCCGCGGGAATCTCGCCAGGCGGGTTCGGAATGAGGTTCGGCGTCAAGCCGGATTGAAACGGGTTGCTGCTCACGTCGCCAATTCCCAGTCGGCTGCCAGTAGGTCGGTCTGCGAGCACAGCCAAGGTACGAAATGGTTATCTGCCGTTTTCATGTACACGTACGGCAAGCTCATCTTGGAGTGCAAATCCGGGACTTGCAACTTCAGATACATGTTTCTGCCGTTCCAGTTGGCGCGGCGGACGCAATCACCGTTGTGGAGCTGCTTGACCGCCCACCCGATGGTCTGCTGAGATGTTCGTTCCATTACTTCTTTCCTTTGGCGCGCTGGTGCGCTTGGTAGTGGCTTTCGAGCGCCTTCGAAATGAACGATTCGCGCTGTTCCTTCGTGGCTTTCGCGGAAACGAACTTATCCGCCTGCCGCTTGACGTCAGCCTGAACTTCCCGCGGTGCGTCGGAGAGCTTCGTCCACGGGCCGGACTTGGCACGCGTAGTACCGGCGCCGGCCGTGTCGCTGTCTTTCGGGCCGTCCGTCTTCTTTGGTTTGGCCGGCGGATCTTGTTCGCCATCCGGGTCCACATCTTCGTCCAGTTCTTCGTCATCTTCCGTCTTGGCCGGCGGCTTGAACTCATCGTCAACGGCCTTAATCAGGGCTTCCGCGAACGCCTCCGCGCTGGCGAACTTCGATAGCGTCAAGGCCTTGCCGAACTCGTGAGCCTTCGCCGTTTTCTTCGGATCGGTGCCGAACCACGGCGCCTTGGTTTCGAGGGCCGCTTTGATTTCGGTATCGCCGAACGGCGGCGCTTTGGGCGCCGTGCTGACCTCCAGCTTGACGATGTCCGCCATGATCTTGCGCGCGGCTTCCGTGTCGCCATCGGTCACGGCCTTGTCGTGGTGCGCCATCAATCCGGCGCGCGCCTGTTCGCGCATCATCATATTGAGGTCGGTCACTTGATCACCCCGTAAGGATGCGTGTCGGGTTGAACATCGTACCCTGTGCGCTCGCGGATGCTGTCGTATATCGTACGCTCACGGATGCTATCCCGCCACGGATCGACGGCCGGAGCTTCCGGCGTTGCGGGCTTCGCTGGCTTTGACATGTCCCACTCCAGCGTTACCGGGTCGGGCATGTGTTCGGCTGGGATGACGCCGATCACGTCGCCGAAGCTGGACACGTAGCGCCAGCCCCCGGTGACTTGGATCTGGCCGCCTTGAACCATGGTGCCTGCGAACGGCCGGATGACGACCCAATCGCCGATATTGGCCTCCTGCACCTGCAAGCCGTCCGCGTCCTTGTACGAGAACGCCAGCGGTCCCTTGGCCACGATGCGCCCGTACATGACGTTGTGCTGTGCCAGTTCTCTGGTAGCGTCGGCCAGATGCACGCTGCCGACCATCTTCGGCGGCATGGGGATGCGGATAATCACCATGTCTCGCGTCGGCTGCACCTTCTCATAGGGGGCTTCGAAACCGTGAACGCCGACGCTCATTTCAGCTCCTGTTCAAAGGCAAGTCGCACGGCCGACGCCGGGGCGGTAAGTAGACTTTCAAGGTCATGGTACGCCGCCGCCCGCCCCTGCGTTGTCGGGTCCACCGAGACTCCCCCCAGGAACTGCTGGACCGCCCCCGCCTGCCGGCGGCGCAGCACCTCCACCAGCGCCTTGGTCTCCGGGCTGTTGAGCCATTCCGTCAAGCCCGCCCCCCGCACCAGCCACATTGCCCGCCTCCTGCATCATCATTTGTACAGCTTGCTCTAACTGAGCCATTTGGAGCAGTGCCGTACGATTGTCAAGCATGCCGCCGCTGGCTTCGACCAGATTTTTCAGCGCCTGCGTGAGCTGCACCGCAACGGCGCCCGTAACCTTGATCTTTTCGGACTGCTGCTTCATCAAGCCGATTGCGCCTTGCATCTTTTCGTGCGGCGTCGCCTGGGGCTGTTGCGGCGGCGCAATCAAGTCCTCTGGGTTTGATATCCGAAGCGTTTGCAGCAGCCGCAACCCGACTTTTTGAGGGTTGAATACCACCGGTAGCTCTAGCAGTTCCTTGTATACGCCAGCCAGCGCACTGCGGTGCATCTCCGTCGCAAGTTGCGGGTCCGCAGTGATCGCGATGCCAGCGGCCTGCGATACCGACACGCCATCAGGCAGCATGTCGTAAGCATCGGCCATCCGCACGAACTGGCGAATTTCTTGCGTCAGGGACGACACGAGCCGGCGGTGCACTGCCGATTGAACCTGCGTCCCGCTGTCGATCAGTCCCTTGGCCAGTGTCGCTGTCATGGATGCCGGGGCGTTCTCCATGAGGTTGAGCGTACCGGCCAGGCGATCGCCCAGCGTCATCATTTTTTCGAGCACTTGGACGGAGCCCGCGGAAACTGACTTGACCGGAAACATGGTCGTTGAGTCGGCGAGCGGGCGGCCCTCAAGTGGGAGGAAATTCATTCGGTTGTTTTTTAGTTCAACCTTATCGGGCACCCCAATTCCAGGGCTGCTCGCGATGCCGCCGTTCTGTGCTTCCGATTGCGCGGTGTCCACGATCGACGCAAGCAAACCGTCCGCGGAGCTTTCAATACGGTGCAGCAACTTTCCGAAACCGATCGGCAGGAAACCACCTTTCGGGTCCGGTAGCATGCGGTACGGGTAGAACCGCTGTACGGGGTTGAAGAATAGCGCATCGTTGGTATCGACGACCGTTTTCTTCGTCCATCGTGGCGTAATCTTGACGACTTCGGCCGTATCATCGCACGAAATTACGATGGTCCACGGCTCGTCAATTTCATCGCCGTCCAGGTCCAACCACAGATCGGTCTTGTAGAATTTCTTCGGTGCCTGCGGGTCCAGGTCGTCAAACTTCGGGTCGTAGTCAATCCAGTGCCCGCGTTGAATTGATCGTTCGATCTCGTAAGGGTAGCGCTCAAACCGGAGCGTGATACGCGGCGCCCGCTCAATCGAACGCACGTTGGCGTTGATGATGACTTCCTGGAACGTACGAAACCACGAATGAAACTCGCGGTCGTCCACATCAAACTCTCGTTCGCGCCATGCCAAGCCGGTAACGGACATGTGAACAATTAGCGGATCGGTATCAAGTAGCCAGTTCGGGTCCGCAGTGCGAAGTTGGCTTGAAACCCAGTCCGCCAGCTTTTCGCCGCCGGGTTCGCTGGCGCGGGCCAGATCAGGTTCGCCAAGTAGCGCGTCGGTAGCGCGGGCCGAAAACTGAATGACGGCCGATAGCGTCATTTCGGTAGCTGGTGGCGGCTCCTCTCCGGCGCCTTCCTGTTCGCGATTCTCCGGCTTGGCGTTGCCGTGATCGGCTTCGACGCTGTCCAGATAGCCTTGCGCTTCGCCGGCCCAATCCGACATGCTGCTTTCGTCGATACCGATCAGCTCAATGATGTCGGTGGCGAGTTTCCGGCGTTCGTCGGCGTCCAGCTTTTCAGCCAGATTTTTGAACGTTTCGGGTTTGCTCAGGTCGAACTTAAGAACCGGAGGATGCATGTTTTGTCATACAACTTTCTTGGCTGCGGTGTCAACGACGGCTTGGCAGAAGGCAAGCATCTCGGCTTCGGGAAGTTCGTGCTTTGCCAGATTGTACCAGTTGCAGACGATTTGCACATTTCCGCGGATGTAGCCCTTCGTGCTGTCGATTCGATCAATTGAAGGTGCAAAAGGGTGCCGGCGCAGTTCTGGATGCGGTGCCAAGTCGAACAAAAAGCCGGTTCGAGGGCAAGTACCGGCGGCAACGAGAACATAGATGTCATCAAAAATGAGGTCGAACTCTCGATTTTCTTTCACTGCACGATTACGCGCGCCGTGCAGTAGCATCCCGGCGCGGCCTTGCACTGTGGCATAGCGAGCAGCGCGCCACGCTTTGTCTTGCCCCGTCTCTCGATAGCGTGCGGTCGCGGCTGCCTGAGAGGCCTTCCCTTTTTCGCTTGCGTTATACTTCGCACTGGCTCTGCTCTGTGCTGTTAGGTATTCGCGGTCTCCTTTAGCAACCTTGGCAGCGTGGCGGCGACGTTGGTATTCATTCGCACGTTCCGAATTTTTGCTTTGCCAATTTGCTGAGCGTTGTTTTGTACGTGCTTTAAAATTTGGATCTGTCGCGTACCGCTCTTTAAGTCGAGCGCTATTTTCCGCAGACTTGCAAGCTTTGCATTTTAGCTTCCACTTTGGAAAGAGCGACAGCGATTTTTCTTGGTTGCACGTACTGCAAACTTGTGTTTCTTCTACTGAATTTGACATTTTAGCCCCCCTTTGATATTTTGCGTCATCATCGATCGCGGACACTTATTAGCATCAGGCCAGTAAGATGTCAATAGGAGGTTGTCACGCAAGTCATTGACAGAAGTTTGCAGAGCTCGCAGTACTGGCCGGGTTTGTTTGCTTTGTTTGGGCTCGATTACGAAAGATTGAGTCCGATCTATACGCAGTTCTACGACCCGAAGTCGTCAGAGAAGGCGTTTGAGGAATTCATGACAGAGCGCGCCGGCCTCGGACTCGCCGTCCAGCAACCCGAACTGGAGCCCGTGCAGTTCGATATTCCGAACGAAGGCTACCGCACCCAGGTCACGCACGCCTCCTACGGCCTCGCCGTCGCAATCTCCCGCGAAGCGAAAGACGACAACCTCTACGAAGACGTCGGCTCGCGCATGATGAAGGAACTGGCCTTCAGCGCGCGGCAGACCGAGGAATACATTGCTCACGCGCCGCTGAACGTAGCCGGCGATGCAGTGAACGGCCTCCGTGCCGACAACGTCCCGCTGATCAGCGCCAGCCACCCGACCGCAACCGGCAACCAATCGAATCAGCTCATTTCGGCGAACGTATCGGAATTGGCTTTCGAGAACGCCGTCATCCAGATCAGTTACGCCCGCAATGGCCGCGGCTTCATCATCAATCTGCTGCCGAAACGTGTCATCGAATCGGTGGAAAGCGGCCCGGAAACCCGGCGTATTCTCGGTTCGCCGCTGCAGTGGAACGCGCAGACCAACAACATCAACGTGCTGCGTTCCACCGGAGCGCTGCCGGAGGTCGTCGAAACGCCGTACCTGGTCGACAAGGACAACTACTTCATCCAGACCAGCGAGCAGGACAAAGACAACGGCCAGGGCTTCACGTTCTGGGAGCGCAGCCAGCTCGAAATGCGCGAAGACAGCAACTGGGCCAACCAAGCTTCGCTCATGGCGATGTGGTTCCGGTGCTCCGTTTCGATTGTTGACTTCCGTACGGTTTTCGGTAGTTTGGGCGCTGACGGCACCTGATGGCTCCGTCGCCCTACTTGGGCGTTTCCTCCCCAGACTTAGGGGCCTCCCGACTAGCAAATTGGCTGACCGGAGGCCCCTCTTTTTCTTCAGGCAGCTTTGGCCATCGGTGGCAACCAGTCGGGCGGCGCGGGCAGCTTGATATCTGGCGCCAGCCGCGCGGCCAGCGGCCGATGAAAGTCGATGACCGACAGAAGTGCCAACCCGGCATCCGCGGCTTTCGGTCGCGGGCCGACTGAACGCGCCGCCATGTCGATACGCGGCCAACCAAGGTCCACCAGCCGGCGGCCGTGCTCCCGAATGGCCGGGTAGTGGTGCACCAGCCAGACGAAGCCCAGCGTTGCGTGCTCGGTCACCAAGGCATTCGCAGGCGCCAGTCCGGCAATCAGCTCCAGCGCGGCGTTCAGCTCGCCAAGCGGCACTGGAGCGGCCCGTTTGGCGTAACTCGGCGAGCCATGGCCGAACAGCGATTTCAGCGCTCCGATGCATGCGATCTTGGGAACTGCGAATTCTTGCTGCGCTATGTTGGCGTCCACGATCGCCAAGCCGGCCTCCTGTACCAGCCTGTTCAGCGCAATCGCTTCCGGGTCGCCGGCCGCCACTTCGGCCATGAATAGCATGCCCTGCGGAACCTTGCGGATGCGCGTGTTGCAGGCGAGGAAGATTTCGATTTCGCGTTTGCGGTCGTGCACGTCGTAAATGTCGCACGGCAGCACCTCGCGGCCAGCAATCAAGCCGCCCTCCCATCGGTGGCGACCGTCTACCACAAACAGCGCTCCGTTCGCGCGGCGCACAACCCGGAGCCGGCCGAACACGGCGAGGTCGAAATGACGGCCGATTTCACGTATCAGCCGCGGGTTGCGAGGTGCGATAGCCTGGTAGGTGGTGTCGATGTTGAGTAGCGAGGCCGGCACGTCGGCGGGCTCGGGTCGTTCTTCCAGCATCATCTCCCAGGGGAGTAAGTTCATTACGCGTCTCCATTGGTTAAGCCCCATGCCCGTACAACTACGAAGGACCTGTGTGTATGTCAAGTACGTACTTGACAAGTTCCCGCGGGGCGCCGCTTATGTCGGCCGCCGAACATAAGGCACGAGGGCAAAACCATGACGGGAGACGGGTATTTTTGGGCTCGGACGCCCAAGGGAGAGCTATTTGTAGTGCTGGTCGTCAGCGGGCAGGGCTATGTGGCCGCCGTTGAGTGTGCTATAGATTTGGTGCAAATCGATATTCTGGAGCCCGTCGCGTGGCCTACGGCATCCGCAGCCCCAAACCAAAGTTCCGACCGTACGAAACATGGGCTGCATGTAGTCGGTGCAATGCTCGCGTAGCGTACCGCACCTTGGCCCGAGAGAGGCTCACTGGCTTGCTGGTTTGCACGAAGGCCTCGGGCCGCGCGGTACGGCCTTGTCTCGACCCTTGGCCGGCGGTGTACGATTTCCAGGCCTTTCCCGACAAGTCAATCGAACCGCCGCCGGAACCCTTACCGCTGCGCTACAATCTGGACGCCATATGGGGCAGCGGCCCCGTGTCCGGCACGACGGCGACCTTTGCCAACGCTCCGGCGCCGGCCCCCGACGATGCGACGCGATTGAATGCGCTGGTGAAGTCGGTGCCGTACTACGCCACGATCGGCAAGTCAGCGGCATTCCCGCCTATCAACCCATCGGTGCAGCAGACCATTCTTGACGCGGTCACCATCATACCGGCAAACTACGACGGTACATTTTTGCCCTCCAGCTCGGTTCGAACCGTGACGCCGCCGAACGAAGCTGCTGAACTGGCCGCGGCCTCCGGCATGGACCCGGACGTCACCGACAAGATATGGTCGCCACCATGGACCGTGAACCAAGGAATATAAGCACGTACGGCCCCGAGGACTGGGTGCGGTTCGCGTTCCGTTTGATTGCGGTCGGGCTGGCTTTTGCGGTACTGTTGATGATGGCAGGCTTAGCGGGGGTGGGCTGGGTGCTTTTTCATCTGATTGCGGGGTGGTGACGTGCTGCGTGTTATGTTGACTGCGTTGGCTATGGTTGCGTGGGTCGTGCTTATCAGTACGGGCGCCGGCCTGATTTTGGGGGGCCATTGGTGACCACAGCCGCTCAACTGATCGCGAACGCACTGCATCTTTTTGGGATCACAGACCAAACGGAGCAGCCGACCGCGACCGACATCGCAAACAACGTCATCGTGCTGAATGATCTGTTGCGCAGCGAAATGGCTGACGGTGCGGTGCAGTTCATGATGAAGCGTGTCACGGTGCAACTGCCGATCGGCACGACGGGGCAGATTTACTCGTTTTCGATCGGGACCGCGAACACCGGGTACTTGGTTCAAGCCGACGCGGTCGCGGTCAAGTCGATCTGGATGAACGACATCAACAACACCGTCAATCGCGAGACGCGCATGGCGCCGATCGCGGACGTGGTGCGGACAACCCAAGTCGGCATCATCACGAAATGGCACCAGGAACGTCAGGTTGATGGCTCGATACTGATTACGGCTTGGCAGCCGCCGCGCGCCGCAGCCCCGGCGCTCATTGAGTACGGAGGGCGGCTGCCGCCGATCACTGCGGCGGCCGGCACTGACATCATTGCGCTGCCGCCGGAGGGTATTCACGATGCTACGCTGTTGCTCGGGTTGACCGTCTATAGCAGTTACGGACGCCAGTTCGCGCCCACTGACCCGCTCCTGATGCGCGCACAGCGCGTTGACGACCGCTGGCGCTCGTGGGCGCGCGGTCAAATGTGGCTTCGGTTCGTACGGGCATGACAGCGGATCGCGTCTACTACGACCGTATTGCGAAAGCTGAGCAGGCAATCATAGACGCCGGCTACATGCGCGACAGCCAGCGTCACCAGTGGGTGAACTGGAAAGGGCAGACGACCAAAGTCATGCGTGAGGAACCCGGAAAATTTTACGTGGAATGGCCGTAGTGGTGCGACAAAATGCCGCCGCTTAATATTTTAGGCTCCTTTGCGGACCCGCTCAATCTCGACCAGGGCGCCGGGAAGCTCGTCAACGTACGCGTGGTGCCGCGCGCTGCGGAGGAAGGCAAGCCGTCGTCGGTGCGCTTCATCGGTGCGCCTGGTCTGGATGCAGTCTGCCGGCCGACGTCCGCGGCGTGTCTCGTGCTTTGCCATGCACAGGATACGGTGTGGAGTGGCCACGCGGATGGCTCAATCTTCCGCGGCGTCGAAACAGCATCGCCCGTGTTCGTCGGCACTGTGGCCGTAAACCCTCTTGCACCAATCATCCGATTCGCTGAAGAACGCACCGCGCTTTGCATTGCATCCAACGCAAATGTGCTTGGCGGCGGCCGTGCGGGCACCAGCTACACCGCGTCACTTGCCGGCGGCCTGACTAATTCCGGTTTTGATTCCTCCATAAACTTCGACCCGACTGCTACCGTCGTGCTCGATAACTTTGCTGTGTGGTCTGGCGCATCTAATTTCTACGCAAATCAAAGCGACCGGATGTACAGCTCGGTTGCGTTACAGCCGGCAAACGTGTTGCCGAACAGCTTCGCAACAAAAGAAGCGCGTTCTGATCGCGTCGTTGACCTGGCAATATCGGGCCGCATCCTGTGGCCGCTCGGTTCGCGGTCGCTGGAGCAATGGTACGATCCCGGCGGTGCCACGGATTTTGCTTTCGTCGCCTACCCCAATTCACTGCTTTCCGTAGGTCTGGCCGCGCGGCTGACGCTGGCCGTATTACGCGACCGAATCGTGTTCGTGGGTACGGATCGCCGCGTGTGGCTTTGCGAGGGTCAATCCGGGCAAGCGGTATCGCCAGCATGGGTCGATCTGCTTTTGCAGCAACTCACGCTGGCCCAGTTAGGGCAGCTTACCGGGTACGCCTACGGCCAAGGTGGTAGCGATTTCTACGTGCTCACGCTGCCTAACCAGTGGTCCCTGGAGCTGGCGGCCTCCGGCGTGTGGTCCTATCGGCAGTCGCCAGGGCGGCTTGACCACGCCGGGCGTTGCGCTACGGAGCATGACGGCGGCGTGACCTACATCGGGCTCGACAGCGGCCAGGTATGCACACTCGACATTGACAGCGCCGCGGAGCCGGCCGGCACGCTGGCCAGAACCATGATTACGCCATGGGTCGGCGGCAGCGCGGGGAACCTGCTTTCGTCGGGCACCAGCGGACAGGAAACGCGCCAGACCTTCAACACGATCGACATTACGTCGTCCATGGGGCCGTCAGCCGGTACGTTTCAGCTCGATTGGAGCGAAGACCGCGCCGTGACATGGCGCGGTGTCCGGCAGATCACACTGCCGCAACCGGGTACGCAGCGCGCCATCGCCCGCGATCTCGGAACTGGCCGGCGCCGGCAGTTTCGTTTGCAGTACAGCGGCACGCAAGCGCCATTTACGATCGATGAATGGTTTGCGGGAGTTACGCCGGGCACATGACACAGAAGATCCCGCCGCCGCCGAATCTGGCCAAAGAAAATCCGCAGCTTAACCGTTGGCTACTGGAAGTGACGTCCATCCTCAATTCGCAGGGCGCCGTCACTCAAAGTTCGGTCGCCGGCTTGAACGATATCGTAGTGCAAGTTGGCAGCAACACGGTCGACATCACGGCGTTGAGCGCCCAAGTTACGACGAACACCGCCAACATCGCCACGAATACCGCCAACATCGCCACGAATACCGCCAACATCGCCACGAACACCGCCAACATCGCCACGAACACCGCCAACATCGCCACGAACACCGCCAACATCGCCACGAACACCGCCAACATCGCCACGCTGACGGCGCGCAACCAAGTGTTCAGCGGCGCAGGCGCTCCGGCTGCTGGCCTTGGCGTCAACGGCGACTGGTACGGCAACACAACGGGCGGTGCAGGCGCCAGGATCTACATCAAGATCGCGGGGACGTGGACGGCGTTTGCGTTCTGAGCGACCATGCAGCGTTCACGGTTCCTTGAAACTCCTCCAGCGTACGAGCGATAAAATAGGTACCGCCTGCGTCTTCCCATTGACGCCGGAACTTGATTTGATCAGCGTCTTGTTCGCCTTCATCGTCCTTCAGCTCGATAGCCACCCGGTAACCCGGAACAAACAGAAGCCAATCGGCGACGCCTTTCCGAACGCCCATTCGCTTGAAAAACATGTGCGTGCCAAAGCTACCTTTGCGCTCGTTCGCCACGTGAAAAATGAGCAGTCGATCCCAAAGCCCGGACTTGTCGAGCCACTGTTTACAGTGCATCTGCAGGCAAGTTTCATCGTTCGTGACGGTCTTAGCGGGCTTTTTTCGTAAGGACGCCGAGTTTTTCAAGCTGTTCCTCCAAGGGTGGTAACCACGCCTCCAGGGCTGCCTGGACGGCCTCTGAGCGACTGTTGGCGCCGACGTCAATGTTGCGCACTACGAAGTCTATGCGAGCCACCAGGGAGGCCGGCACACGTGCGGAAATCATGATCGTTTTGCGTTCGGATGCCATCAGTGCTAGTCTGTACTCCGAAAATGTATGACATTGCAAGGGGCTCGGCATGGCCGGTTTTGGCGAGGGTTTGGGGCAGATCATCGGGGCGCAGGAGGCCTCGGGCGACCTGAACGCCGGCTTGATGAACGTCAACGGCACGTCGCGCACTGGCTTGGCAGGCATCAGCGATACAGCGAACGCGGGCGTCGCGAACATCAACGCTACGGCGGGTACCTTCGGGCCACAAGTGCAGCCGTACAATCAGTTTGGCCAGTCGTTCCTGGCGCCGACGACCGCCGCGGCGCAGGGTGTGCAGAACACCGCCAACGCGGGGGTGACTTCGTACGACGATTTCATGAAGAACTACCAGACGTCGCCGGCTGAGAAGTACCTGACCCAGCAAGCCGACGCGACGCAGAACAGCAGCGCGGCAGCGCACGGCGGCTTGCTTTCCGGTGCCAACGAGCGGGCGCTGAGCGGCATCAATGAAGGCATCGCCAGTCAGTACAGCAATCAGGCTTACCAAAATTATCTCCAAGGCAACCAGCAGCATTTCGGCCAGCTCGAAACCGCCTTCGGCAACATGCTCGGTTCGATCGGCGTTGGCACCACGGCTACCGGACAGCAAGCCGGCGTCACCACGGCGCAGATGGGTAACCAAGCTGGCATAACCGCCAGCCAACTAAGCCAGCAAGGCAACATCGACGTCGGCCAGATGAACAATCAATCATCGATCGCCCAGGCTCAGGCGAAGAACGATCAGAGCAAGGGTTCCGGCCTGGGATCGATGTTTTCCGGCATGAGTTCGATATTGCCAGCGTTCGCGTTTTGATCGTAAATAAATTCCACAGTTTCTCGTCTCAAGAAACCGCTATTGTAAGCAGATATCTCGGTATCCGACACTGTGAGGCAGCGCCACCATGGAATGTTTGGGGCGCAGCCGGTCGCGTAAGTCACCCGGCATTTGAACACTACGTCACCTCGTTATCGAGTACGAAAAAACGTCCTGCGGTTCGTGGCTCAGGTTCGGGAACACTTCGAACCGTCGCAGCCGGCCCTCACGTTCTGCACCCATGCGTGACAGTACCCTTTGTACGGGCAAATTGTCAACATGGCAGTACGCCCAAACACGCCAAATGTTCGGGTGCGTGAAGATCCACGTCACGAACGGAACCGACAGTTCCCGGCCGGCGCCGCGGGCTTTCTGGGTGCGGTTGAATGCGATTGTCAGCGCGACTTGATGGCCTTGGGCTTCCATGCCGACGATGCCTAGGAACTTCGCATCGTCCAGCACGGCCAGCCATCGCGTCGGCGACGTAGCGTAGCGCTCGATCAACGCCGACGCCTCCGCAACGCCCCGGAGCTGCCGCAAGCCCATGTAGCGCACCGTCTGCGCATCGCCGAACAGCGCGAGCAGCTCCGGGGCGTCCCATAGATTGACGTCCCGGAGGGTAAAACGGCCAAGGGTGGCGGATGTCACTCAGCACGCTCGCGGTTGAGGAAGGGCTTGCGCAGCGTCGGCGCCTTCACGGGCCTGCGGGTATTGAATGCTACGAACGGGTTGGCGAGGGCCGTGACGGGCTTCAGCACTGAGATCGGCATTTTGTCGGTAACGAAGCGGTAATCGTTGGCGGGAAGTTCGGTCTTGTGGGTCATGTTGCTCTCCAGCGGTTGTCGATGTACGTACATAGCACGTTTCGCCCCACAGCCCAATCACATTTTCGTTACTCCCACGGCATCCGTTCTGGTGCGGCCTCTAGAGGCGGCATGTCTTCCGGGCGCAATTGGAACACGAGCAAACCCGCCTTTGTCTGTCCGACGTAGCGAAAACCAGCTAAAACCCATGTGCGGCCCCATGTCGGACAACTTCGAATGGTCGTCGGCTGTACTTTTGTGTGATCGATGAACGTCACCATGCCTAACGTGGGTGGCTCGCCATATACGGCACGCGTGGCCGCTACGGCTTGACGTATTAGATCGGACGCAGCCCCAGCACCTTCGGAACGGAACGCGGAACACACCCATGCGCCAGCCCACGCATGCTTAACGTACTCCGCAAATGGCCACGAAGTCACCCAAAAAGCACGTTGGCAGTCGGATAGCAGAACCACACAACGACCCGGCGGTACGAATTGCGGGCTGCCGACCTTCTGTCGGTTGTAGTGTCGGTCTGCCAGTGGCAACGCCATGGGGTCCGCACGGTGGCTCCTACGCCATTTCATTTGGACATTCTTTGCGCCGTGTAGCCCTCGCAATCCAGCGGCAACCCGGCCGTCCAGTGCCGCGGCCGGCGCATGATCGCGCGCATTTGCTCCGACCGCTCTTTCGCTACGGCTGCCGGCGCCAGGGCCAAAATCGAGTCGTACACGTCCAAGATCAACACGACGTCCGGCAGCTCGCGTTCAATGTCGGCTTCGGCGGCGGTAACCAAGTCCCTGGTACAGCTCTGGCAAAAAATTTCCAAAAGCGAGCCGCCGAACGCCTTTTGACGAAGCATCGCGCCAAACTTCCCGCGAAAGAAGCACGCTTCGCCTTCGTGCGTAATGTGCGCCGAGTAATGCGGCACTGCGCGGCCCGAGGGTAGCAGCATCCACACGGTTCCGTGCTGATCTTTCTGAAACGCAGTTTTGCCGGCGGGGAAGACGCGGCCTGGTTGCTCATAGATCGCAAACCTGAATGCGTCGGAAAGTTCGTACCATGCTTTCCGCAGGAGCGGATTCGCTTCGCGATACCCGTCGATATCCGATCGGGCTTCGTTTTCGGTCATGTTCCGGCCCGCGCGGCGCTGGTGCGCCATGTACGTCTTCCAACCGAGTTGATAGTTGCCCCCCAGCGTGACTGATTTGAAATTCTGGCGTTCGATCGGATGGGTTTTCTTAGTCGCGGTTGCTGGCAACTTCAAAATCGTTCTGGCGTTATGCATGTACAGATCGCCATCCGGCTGTGCCAGAATGCTCAAACGCTCAGTGTCGCCGGCTTGCCACAGGGCTATGAAAAGCTCCGCACTTTTCAGATCGTTGTCGCAAATCATCCAGCCTGGAGGTGCGACGATGCAGCCACGAAGCGCGTCAGTCAACGCAACGTTGCCGTACTTGAAACCCATCTTCAAACCGGCAATGACTTGTTCGGTATCGTACTTGCCAGAGGGCCGCGCGATGTTGAACATATTGGCGCCTTCGGAGGTGCCCCGACCCGATCGGGCACCGAAGTACCGCGTAGCGTCTTTGTAGAAGCCGCCGACGTGTCTATCGAGTAGTGCTTGTGCTTTGAGCGGTGCCGAACCGCCCTCTGCTTGAAGCAGTTCCAGCACGATACGAACTTCGGGCGGCATGTCTTCATCGGCGAGTGATTCGGCAATGATATGCTTTTGCGTGCTTTCCAATCGGTAGCCGCGGCTTTGGCACCACTCAGCGATGCGCTGACGCTGCGACAGTTTCGTCACGGCGTTCTGCGTCAACTCCATTAGCTTGACGGTGCTCTCCTGTTCAATGTCCTGACGGCGTAGCGCGATCGCGGTTGCCAACTCGATATCGATCGGGAGCCCGATTTCATTCTTACGCCACGTTCGCTCAAAGATCAGGCGTTCGTCGGCCGATAGCGGCGGCAAGCGCGCGTCAAGTTCGACCAGACAGCGGACATCTTGAACGTTGTATTTGAGCAGCCCTTCGAACAGGTGAATGCGCTCGTCAAAGGTGCCGTCACGTTGCGGCCTGCATGTCGCCATGACGAGCGCACGGCCCGCAGGATCTTTGCCTTTGAGCCCAAGCACCGTGCAAACTTCATCCAGTCCGCCAGGCAGTGCGAGCGCTTGGGCGCGGCCCATTGTGCAGTCGATTTTTGAAAGTGGGATGTCGAGAAATGGATTTTGCCGTTTGATGACATTGACGTCAAAATTGGCATGGTGTGCGACGAAGCGCCGGCACGCGCGGATGTCGTCATAGAAAGCCGATATGGGGTGCGACCCGAGCTGCGGGTGTACGGTGCATGAAGTTTTGAGTTGATTTCGGAACTGCCAAACCGCGGTCGTGATCTGGGTCGAAGGGTCGGCTGCGTACCGACGCGCGCCGGCCTTTTTCAGGTCTACTCTCGATCTTGTCTCAACGTCGGCTAGCAGACTATCGGGGCATATCATTCAAAGCACCCACACGGTTTTTCATCGTGCGGATCATCGGCAGGAGCTGTTTTCGTGTGTAGAAAATTCTCCCACGAAAATGTGCGTCCCAAGCCTTTTACTTTTTTGGCCCCCACCAAGCCACGCCGTTCAATTTCTAAAGCGCGCTGCATCAGATCCGGGTACTCGGAAGCTAAGTCCAAAATTTCAGCTTTCCGCATGTGCGGGCAGAAGAAACACGAAGACTTACCCGGCAGCGGCAGCCGGTGCTTTAGTATCTCCACTTCGCATTCCGGGCGCCCCCACTCCCATTCGATAAGTGGGTACCGCATCCTATATTTGCCGTCCACTACGCCAAAACGTGCACGTTGCGGCTCTCCAAAGTCGTAGCCGATTAACTTAGTTACCAACTCTCCGCGGCCCCAAACTTCGCGTAACACGGGATTATTATTGCACCACTTATTTTGCGGTTCTATCTTAAATTTCTGACTGCATGTTTTCCAACCATACGCAACTGATGGTAGCGTCCCCAACCGTAAACAATCGTCTTCTAAAGACTTCCATTGTTTATCACGTCTGGAACGATGCAGGATTGTGATCGCCGGGTAGCCTCGCCGTACTAAGTACTCGGAAAATAAGTGAAGATTCTTGTATGTTTTCGGTTTCTCTCCTCCGGTATCCGCAAAAAGGATAGCATAGGGTGCTGGCTCGTTTCGATCGAGCATGCCGAGATACATAGCTTCGGAGTTTGTACCTCCACCGAAAGAACCTACTACAACATCTTGAGTCATCAGTACGTCAACCCCCGTCTTGTGCGTTCCCACCATATGAAGCGATGCCAACCCCACCAGTAGGGGTTGGCAAAACTGTCACGAACGATCAGTGCTTTGGACAGCATGCTTTTCTTTCGCGGCAGCCAGCACGCGCGCCGTTACTGTCCAGTCTGCCCCGATCGCGTGGTGCCTCGCATCCCAGTACGTCGCATCATAGTAGTAAGTGATCGGCGCTTTGCCGCCCAGCTTGCGTTCTCTGATACGTTGTGGAATGCCCTTGTCGTCGAAGTGGACAGCGAACTTGCGACCATCCACTTCGACCCAGACCTTCTTCATTTCCAACCCTCAGCGCGGCGGAAACGGCTGACCGCTAAAAGGGGATGTCGCATTCCCAGGACTTGTGGATGGCGCTCCAAACGGGGCCGGGGCATTTTGGAAAGCAGGTCCTGATGTTGTCCCTGGAGCCGTCGTACCGAATGAAGCCGGGGCAAACCCCTGGGGCAGGCTTAGACCCGGCTGCTGAAAACCCGGCGCCCCCTGCGGCTGAAAACCTGGCGACCCGGAGAACCCCGCCACCTGCAGACCCTGCTTCTGTGCTTGCTGCATCAGTTCAGCGCCGGACACTGAGTTGGCGAATACGATCTCCTCGCCGGGTGCCGAGAACACGACGGCATTGAGATACAACTTCGCAGCTCGGTTGTTCTGCTGGCTGACGGCTGCGGTGCCGCCGACCATACAGTAGTCGCCGGATTTCACGCCGACCTTGTTCTGAAGCTTTACGAGCGCACCGCCAGCCTGAACGATTTCGACGTTCGGCGGGCTTTCGGTGGACGCGTTGAACAACCAGTGGCCCTTGGCGAACTCGGACGACTTGCCGTCCGCGCTCGGCAGATCGCCGTCCTGAATGCGCCAATCCGTGATCTGCGGGTTGTTGGCGTGCAGCTTCATCAGTGCCGCCGTCAAGCCGGCGAGCGCCGGTTCGGCATGCCATTGCGCCTGCGTCTTCGGGGTGATGAAGCCGGCGAAGTAGTTGGGCTTTTTCTGCTCCTGCCCTTTGTAGTTCGTGCTCGGTGACCAAAGGTGTCGCATGTCCACGATGCGAACGTTGAACAGGGTGAACGGTTCATACTGTCTGTTAGCCATTTTCAGTTGCTCACTTTTTCAATTTGCCGGGTCCGCCGGCAGCGGTAAATTAGTCAACTACATCTATACCATACTGTAAAATGGAAAGGCCGCAGTTATCTGCGAGCCCGCGTTCCGTTGTGGCTCCTTTCGAAGCCGGCCAACCCGGCAGCAAAACAATCGTGCAAGCTTCTTCGCAGATGAACTTCGCGTACTCTGCAAACGCCTTGCGTATCGGAAACTTTCCCGGCCCATATGCGAACTCAGCGGGGTTGTAAACGACGTGGCCGGCACCGCGCAGCTCCGCAGCGACGCGGTGGAATAGTGGGTAGTTTGATTCCGGGTACCCTCTCATGGGTCCGCTGAGGTATATCTTCCGCATTCAATACGACGCCTTGAGCGTCCCTTCTGGTTTGTGTGCGCCGACAGCGGCGTACATCTTACCTTCCGTGCCTAGCTTTTCAGCCTGGGCTGGCGAGACGGGTTTGACACCTTTGGCGCCGTACTGCGTATATAGATGCAGTGCAGCTTGGGTGTCGTCGTTCCACGCGCGGTAGCTTCGGCCCGTCTTCGGCGGGTCGCCGTGACCGAGCTTTTGATGCACGAGCAGCGCTTCCTCATAAACTGGCTTGACGTCGCCCAGCGCGCGAATCAGTCGCAGCAGCCGCTGCAATTCGTCGTGGGTTAGGTCTTCCGGCCGGCGCGTGATGGCGCCCATGACAAAACCGGCATCAGTCGACATCGCCGGGCAGGCCTGAAACGCTTTGCACCAGCGGCACCACGGGCCTGGCTTCGGCGCGCTGCGATCGGCGATGGCGCGAAGCACGCGGGCTTTGTGCGCTTCGACCTCGCTGCGGTGGTGTACCCATTGTTTCCAAGGGTCCTCGTCCAGGCCGTTCGGCTGATAGATGACGAAACGCCACCATTCCGCGTCGTTCTGATCAAGCAAGCATGCGGCATAGGTCATGAGCTGCAAGTTATGCTTTGCCGGAACGTCCCACTTGCCGAACTTGCCATCAAGAACGGTTGCCACGTTGCGGTAGATCGGGTCGTTAAAAACGTCGACCGTACCCCCACAGTCGTCCGCCAACTTCACACGTAGTTCTCTGCGGATGTCCCCGTCTTCAAGCTGCGCCAGAAACGCTTCAACCTCCGGAATGCCGCCGGCTTCCATAACGCCATGCCGCGCCGTACCGGCATCGGCCGCCGCGATCGTCTCGGCTTTCTTCGGCGCATCAGGTACGGCATTCAAGGCCGACCACGGGCATTCGATCCATGTCGCGGTAGACGATGCATTGAAAACGTCGTGGCTCATTCGCCGGCTCTCGTCATGGACCTGTGCCAGTCGCTCAGCAACCGGCTGTACTTGTTCCCGTTTTCCGTGTTTTCGTATACGATGTTGATAGGATACTTCAGGCGGTCGCCGGGTTCATTTGTGAACATGATGACGCGGTACTCGCATCCGTTCCGGTGTCGCCAAATCGATCCGATCGCAGGTTTTTCGGTGTCAGCCATTCGGCTTGCTCCGGCGCAACCCATCCGTGCCATGGTCGCGTGCGTAGCAGGCCGCCTCGTAGCCCGGCGCGCATGCCACCAATGGCGCTACCTGTGTCTGGCAGTAATTGATGGCCTCAATCTGCCTGGGCGTGATCGGCCCCTGGATAACCAGGGTCAAAAGAACGGAACAAAAAGCTGAGTCCATGGTGTTCTCCTGTTGAAAATTCGGGAGCCGACTAAGGCGCGGTGTACGAACCTACTTCCGCTCGCCGGCTCCCTACCCTGCAGGGGTTACTATCGCAAGCCCATCAACTTGGCGATGCCTTCGAGCGCCGGCATCGGAAGCTTGGGCAGGAAATGGCCTTTGATTTGGTCCATCGTGGCCGCCGAAGCGTCGAAACCGTGTTTGCCGATCTCGGTTCGGAACCATGCGAGCGCCGGTTCTGCGGGCGACCCGCCGGCGATCGTCGAATCAAGCTTGGCTGCGACTTCATTGACAACCTTCATGATTTCCTGTGCCAAGCCGGCGGGCGCTGTGCTGGGGAACGCGCCGCCTTGCGGAAACGTCGTGCTGGTGGCCTGCGGATTGAACTGCGTTGCGGTCGGTATCGCCATCGGCGCGGGCACGTTCACGGTTGCCGTGGTGTGCTGGGGCGGCGTCGCTGTCTGTTCGTCGTCGCCTTTCTTCGTCCGCGTCTTCTTGCCGCTGGTCTTGAAGGCTTCGAACTCGTCTTCGTTGTCAAATTCGACAGTGATTCGCATGCTCGGTTCCTTGTTTGAGATGTTTTGTCTTACACTAAATCCGTACAGTGTCAATTACTATTCTTTGTAGTCCGAAAGGTTGAGAGGAACTAGAACCCGTTCGAAAAATTTTATCGTGCCCCACTCAGGGCACAAGCGCTCCGACAGCTCTTTGCTTCTATTGCACTGTGGGTGCCCGTATCCTTCGCCATAGAAAACTAGCCCTTTTTCAGGGTGGACCACCCACCAGCTATCCAGGTACTGATGCAGGTATGGGC